ATGAGATTCAAAGAGTACATATATTCTCTTCCTAATCAGCGCAAAGAAGAGATATCAAAGATAATGGAGTTATGCCGTGTTAATGAAAGTACTGTCTATAGATGGTTAAGGGGCGACTTTACTCCAGCCCCACAGAAGAGAAAGGTAATCTCAGACTATCTTAACATACCCGAACACGAGCTCTTCCCAGATGCATAGAGAATGTCTACAATGCGATTCTCATCGCATGTGCATAAATGGTATTTACTGTAACTTACTTGAAAAGTATGTTCAGTATTCTACGGAAAAAGAATGTAAAACAAATAAAACAATCTTATGAAAACAAAGGAATTTGAAAAAGCAATTGACGCATTAAACTTAGGTATCGTAATCGACGAGATGAAGCTAAACCATTCGAATGTTCGTCAAGTAACTGGTCACCTTGAGAATGAAGGTGTCATTTGGAATGAGAAAGGAGAGGCTTTCTCCACTGATTTTGAATGGAGAGAAAATAAAGAAGATGGTGACCTCGTTGGAGTCTTTGGTAGCTCGCTGGAAAGAAATAAATTGTATGACCTTAAATTTGAATAACTATGCCCAGCATTAGAAAAGTTAGAAAAAAGGCTATCCGCAAAATGGGATTTAGGATGTCTTTTCAGTTTCATTATAAGGATCCTAATCAAAAGTTAAAATTAACACCAACGACACGAAAGAAAATCAGACAGGGAGTAACAGAATATCTAAGAAAGAAATGTTTATAGATAAAGATAAGTGGGGAAAATTCTCCATACAAGACCTTTCAGAGCGAGAACTTCGATTATTACACGAAGCACTTCGAGTATATGTTCAGAGTCAACTTGGGAGTCTTCATCCAACTGACAACATAATGATTATGCGGTTTGATAGTGAGTATATAGCTATATGTTTGCAAGGAAAAAACTTTCCAAAAATGGTTTGATTTAAGATATATAAATATGATATACGGATATTTAAGAGTGTCTTCTGATGAACAAGATGTAAATTCCCAGAAACAAGGGGTTGAGTCATTTTGTATGAAAAACGGATGGGTTATAGATAAATTTATTACTGATGAGGGTGTTAGTGGTGGCAAAGACCCTGATAAGAGAAATTTAGGACCACTTCTTAAGCTGGTCCAAAAAGGCGATAAAATTGTTTGTTCTGAGATTTCTCGACTTGGACGTGATTTATATATGGTAATGGATATTCTTCATTTTTGTATGGAGAAAGAATGTGTTATATATACAGTAAAAGATAAGTTTGTTCTTGGCGATGATATAAGTAGTAAGGTCCTCGCCTTTGCTTTTGGTTTGTCTGCTGAGATAGAAAGACAGATGATTAGACAGAGGACTAAGGAGGGCTTGCGTCTTAGAATGAAGATGGGCGTATTGCTTGGTCGTCCTATCGGGCGATGTAATTCTGAGGAAGCGCAGAAGTTTGGAGCGTGGAAAGACAAGCTAAAGCAGATGGTTGAATGGCAGATGAGTCCACGTCAGATAGCTGCTGTTATTGGATGTGATAGGAATACCGTCTCACGGCTTATCCAACGGTGGGGATATTCTAAGGTGTGGAAATATAAGTCAGATTGGGCAAAATCTGAAAATAAAGAACGAGGACATAAAAGAGTTCCTACTTATAAGGATGGAGATTATGCTATTGTCGAATTAGATAGAGATAAGGTTGTTTCGCTTATTAAGGCGGATTTAACGATTCCGCAAATAACGGATGCGATGCCTAACTTTACGTACGAGCAAATTTATGATACTATTTTGTGTGATAGCGAGTACAACGCATTGTATAGAAAACACGGACAATTAAAGGTAAAAAAATGGAAACGTTAAGAGACTTATGGAATAAAACGTGCATGTCGGCTAATATCCCAGCAATAAGTATGGATACATGTGCGAGAATTCTTGCAGTTGTATACGTACATGGTAATAACGAATCTTTTGTTTATAACAAGTCTTTCCTTTCGGATTTACAATATGTAAAAGAAAGATTTAGACTGCAAGGGGGAGAAATTCCCGATGCTGATTTTTGCGAGTTAGTAAAAAAATATGTGGCTAAACTTGAGAGTTACATAGAAGATCATAAAAGTGATAATTGTAATAATTCTGCGATATTCAAATCACACATACCCAATTGGGCTGTAGAGCTTTTTTATGATAGGTATAAGATTAAATTAATAAATTAATCTTTCGAAGAAATATTCTAACTAAAAGTCGTAAAATTATGAAAGCTGCTAATAAACGGTGGACAGAAGAAGATGCTACCTTTGTTAAGAACAATCTTGGTAAACTGTCATTTGAACAGATGGGAAGAGCATTGAACAGAAGTGCTATGTCTGTTCGCCTCTTTGCATTACGCAATCGCCTTACTGTCGGATTGCAAGTCAAGCGCAATATCCTTATGGAGATGTTGAAGATAAAGTTTCGCCACCCAGAAGACTTCACACCAACAAGAACCTTTTACACGGAAACAGGAATAAATCAACGTCGATTTTGGGACTTGTACTATGGACGAAAAAACATCAGCAGCAAAGAGTATGCTGCGGTAGCTGAATACTTAGGCGTAACCTTACAAGAGGCACTTGAATCACGCCAGTTGGATTTGTTCGAGGAAAATGAAGAATAAGGAATATGATAGATAAGAATTTCATTGAAAAGGTAAAGTCAGCTCTAAACATTGTAAATGTAATAGAAACCTTTACTCGCCTGCACAAGACAGGTGCGAACTATAAGGGTGTATGCCCTTTTCATGATGACCACTCACCATCTATGGTCGTCAGTCCATCAAGACAGACTTATCACTGCTTCGTGTGCGGAGCAAGTGGAGATGTTATATCCTTTGTACAGCATCACCTAAACCTAAGCTTCATAGAGGCTCTGCGCTGGTGTGCTAATCAAGCAGGCATCGAGTTTCCTACCAAGGAACTCACACCTGAGGAAGAAGCTGCCTACAAGAGAAAGGAAGCGCAACGTATCGCAATAGATGCTGCTGCAAAGTTCTTTCAGAAGAACCTTGGACAAGCAGAGAGTTTCCTTGCATCACGTGGATATAGTCTTTCTGACAAAGCATTGACCGACTTTGGTGTCGGTTATGCTCCAATGGGTAACCTTGCTCTTGCAGAACTTTCAAGAGCCGGCTATTCGCAAGAATTACTGCAAGAAGTAGATGTACTTGGAAATAGTGAAGGTCGCTTATACGACAGATTCCGTGACCGCTTAATGTTTCCTTTCTACGACATGCAAGGTCATATCATAGGATTCTCTGGTCGAATCGTGACTCCAAACGATAAGACTGGTAAATATGTAAACACAGGCGAAACACCTCTATTTACGAAAGGTAAGCACATCTTCGGATTATACCAGGCTCGCAAGAGTATTGGTAAGACAGGCTTCGCTTATCTTGTCGAAGGTCAGTTTGACGTAATGTCTCTGCATAAGGTAGGTGTCGAGAATGTTATAGGTGGAAGTGGTACCGCATTCACTGAAGATCAAGTGAAATTACTACTTCGCTTCACAGATGATATCATAATGATTTACGATGCAGACCCTGCTGGTGTCAAGGCTTCGTTAAAGAACTGTGAACTGCTCTTGAAAGCTGGGGCAAAGGTACGCTGCATCCGTCTTGAAAAAGGTATGGACCCAGACGAATTCGCTAAAGCACACGGCAGCCTTACAAGCAAGAAGTTAAAGGAACTCACAGAACCTTTCCCAAAAGCGTTCAAGCGTATGATTCTTCCACGAGGCTGCAAGGATGAGACAGTTATCACAGACTGCTTAAATTCCATCTGTTCTCTCGTAGCGTGTGTACAAGACTCTGTTCTGCGTTTGGAGTACATCAAATCAATTGCAGAAGATTTCCGAAGTAAAATCGGACTCATCGATAATAAGGTGCGAAGCATTCGTACTCAACTAAAAGAATCTGTCGCTAATACAAATACACAGGCTGGTATCTTCGGTATCGATGCGCTAAAGGAGAATATTGAAAGCGACCGTCCTGCGATTATTACCTCTGTTATGCAGGATTTTCTCGATGGATATGGAGAAGAACCTATCGTGTATGTGTCTGGTCGCCCGTCAACGAATGATATTCAAGAATTACGACGTGTCTACTGTTATTTTGTTTCCTCAGAAACTGGTTGTGATATTACCGATGATGGCGACGAAAACAATTACTTGCATACTCTCGCAGAGATGTTTCGTGCAGGTATTAGGATAGACATGACCTTCAGTGATAGTACAGGTTCGTTCCTTGACTATTACATAGCGTTGCACGGTAAGTTCTTCGAAAACTTCAACGGAGACCGAGTTCCTCTTGTCTCACGTTGTATCGAACTAACATCCTACGCTGACGATACTGTTATAACCATAAACAGAAATCATTACTGCTCCTTACTCAAGCTAACTAAGGGGCAGTTTGACGAGATAAGAAAGCCATTCATTCTCAAGCGTAAGTCTGCTATGAAGGTTAGTATGCAAGCAGACAACCTCGACGATGAGGAATTCGATGTGAACGAACCACCAGAATATGTACAAGAGAACGAAGAGTACAGGAGGATGTGGAAAGAGAGTGGGTATTACCCACGCCTCAATAAGAAGAGCGAACCTGTGTGCTACATGTTTCGCAACAAGAATGGTAATGGTATGACACAAGTTGCGGACTTCTTCATGACACCATTACTCCATATCTTTTCAGATGATTTCGAACAGAATAAGCGTGTGCTGCGTATCAATCGTAGATATTACGAGACACCTATATATATAGAAATACCTTCTAAAGCTATGCTGAAGATGTCTTCAATCGAGGAGGTTTTAATCAACTACGAAGCTGTGAACTTCAATGGTGAAGAGTGGCAATGGAAGGCTATCAAAACATATATGAGTCGCCACTTCGTAATGTGTTCGGAGGTAAAGACCTACGGTAATCAGCAGAGCGAAGGTATGAGTCGAAAGACAGATGAACAGTTCTTTGCCTTTGCCAATGGTATCTTTCACAACGTCGACGGTCAGTGGGTGTTCGACCCTGTTAACGAACTGGGTGTGGTTACCCATAACAAGAATAACTACTACCTCCCTGCTTTCTCTACCATCTACGCAGGAAGCGGTAAGCAATCAGATAAGTACGAGCTCATCAGTCAGCTTGTATACAAGGAGGTCCCAGCTGAGAAGAAGGTCAGCTTCGAAAAGTGGGCTTCGTTAATGGACCAGGTATATAAGATTAACGACAATGGTAAATGGGCTTTAGTTTTTGCAATTATGTGCGCCTTCAGAAGCAACATCCACTGCATCGATAGACTTTTCACCGCTCCATTTTTCATGGGTCCGATGTCGTCTGGTAAGACACAGATAGCAATTTCAATCCGCTCGCTGTTCATTTCTCCTAATATACCTATCTTCAACCTTAACACAGGTACCGATGCTGCGATGTCTACCATCATGGGTACATTCAAGGACGTTCCTGTGGTTCTTGATGAGTATAACAACAAGGATATCAGCGACACCAAGTTCCAAGCTCTAAAAGGTATCGTATATGACGGTGACGGTAAGCAAAAGAGAAAAGGAACCTCTGGACGAGAGATTGAGAACGATAAGGTGTTTGCCCCTGTAATCATCTGCGGTCAAGAGACACCACAGCGTGATGACAACGCACTTATGAGTCGTGTGATTGTTTGCGAGGTGCCAAAGCCTCGAAACCGCACACCAGAAGAAGTGCGCCTCTTCGAGGAACTGAAGACTATTGAAGACCCAAACAAGATAGGTCTTTCAAATGTACTCCTTCAGATCCTGGAGCTTCGTCCTATGTTTATGGACCATTTTAGAAGCCTTAAGCAAGAAGCGTATAACGAACTAAAGCAAGACCTCATCAACTCTGGAGAAATGGACCGATTGATGAAGACAGCATCCCTCTTCTTGGGAACTGTCAAACTGATAGAGCGATATTCTAACCTTCGCCTACCGTTTACCTACGACGAGTTCTTCAAGATAGTTCAAGAGAAGGTACAATTCCAGTTATCACTTATTCGTAGTACTGATAAGCTGGCGATGTTCTTCACAGCTGTCAACAATATGATTGACACGAGACAAATCATAGAAGGACGTGAATTCCTTATCGAGCAACCCAAGAAGGTCACAGGTAAAGATTCACGTGGAGATTCAAAGACCTTCACCTTCGAAGCAGGTGCGAATATTATGTTCTTACGCTTGAGCGCAGTCTTCAGTATCTTCGATAGAAGCGGTTATAACAATGAAAATAGCACGCTGTCAACGATTGAACAAAACCTACGTAGTCATACTTCATACGTCGGTACTGTTTCTTCGAGAAGATTCATATGGGAGGAGACGGTCGACGACGCAGACCTTCGTGATGGAAGTATGGTTAAGCTACGTAAGCAGAAGAGCACATCTACAAGTGCTATCATTATAGATTACGACAAGTTTGTCGAGTCATACAATATAGACTTTAGAAGAGACTATGCTGACGACAGTAATAAAGAAAGCAAGCCTGTCGAAACTAAGGTAACTAACACAACTGAAGAACCACCGAAAAAAAACCTTCCGCAAGACTTGCCATTTGAGCCGTCAGACGGAAGTGATGAACCTTTTTAATGAAAGTATCAAATTCCTTTAGAGCCGTGCCAGTTCGGATGAATAGGCACGGCTCATTTCTTCTATCTATATCACATATCATATCAATACCGTATCATATACCATATCATATACCATATCATATACCATATCACATTCTTTATTACTGAAGGTGGCGAAAAATCCCCCGTACCCCCAATTTTCAGAAAAAACCTCGAAAACATGACTTTTGAAAATAAATTTTCAGAAAAACACCGTCCTACAATCCTACAATCCTACAAATTGTTTTTCTTTTCAAACCTATAATATACATATATACCTATAAATCAAATAGTTATATTATTATTATAGGAAATAGGATTTAATTGTTTATTTGTAGGATTGTAGGACGTTGTAGGAAATAGGATTTTTCGTGTTTTTCTCTGTTTTGGATTCGTCGTCCTACAAAATATGTGTTTTTGTAGGATTGTAGGATGAAAAAAGAGAGTGAAATAATAAAACTTTTGAGTGATAAAATTTTGTTATCTCACTGATAATCTGTAACTTTGCGTTAATTAAGTCTAATTTTGTAGGAATGTAGGACGGTAGGACGGCTAAAAACTAAAAAAGGATATGGAGAAAAAAAAATGGTCTGCGAAACGAGTTGTCACAATTCAAATTGAACAGTACCTTGCAGAATATATAAGTGCAAAATATTGTAAAGACACAGTTACTGGTGGTGTCAAGATTCCAAGCACCACAGATCTATACTTCTGCGTATGGGAGAATATGACCAAGCAACGCAGCAATCAACCTGATGTTGTAAATGGCAACCTCCGTATTCACCTACCTCAACGTAAGGCTGGTGTTATCGCCAGCCCTTGGAAAGATCCTGCTTATTACAATTACCTATCTCCAGCAGCAGCTAAGGAAATAGAAGCTCAGATACGAAGGATGTTCAATTTCGAACTCCATCGTATTCTGTTGGAGAATGAAGAGTTCGGTCGACAGAAGAGAAACCTCGATGTTATCTATGACTTCATTCGTAGCTATCAATTGAAGTCTATATCTTCAGATGCATTATTGAAGAATTACTACCGCTTCCGCAACCGACTTAGACCCAAGAAGGTTCGTAAGTATCAAAAAGTTGCATGTATTTAATATTTTTTAATACATACCAAACTATTGTTTTTGTCACTCAAATGTTTTATGATATGTTAGAGTTTTTAAACACCGTACAAGTGAGACTTGTAAATCCAAATAGAGAAGGAAAGAAGAAAGTGTATGATTTCGTTGCAGACACATTCTCATATATACCACAACTTACTGACAATGAAGCTGGTAATTATTGGAACTGCGATAAAACCATAGTTATAGACTTACCCGACGGGGAAACTCGCAGGACCTTCGCAATAGAGAGAAGTGCTATCGTTACAATCAAAACATCTGATAGGAAAACTCATAACATCGGCACATCGGATATTCCTGCACGAGTTCAGATATCTTCAAATTTGAACTCTGCAAACCTCGTAATCAAGTGTAAAATGCTCACAGACCCCCTTCTGTAGGTCTTTTGCCTACACCTTATTATATAGTAAATTCGCATCAAAAAGAATATTGATGAAAGAATTACAGTCTCTACTTGTCTCAGGGAAGCCTCTATTCATAACTATTGACGGATTTCGACAGGCTATGTTAACAGCCTTTCCGCTCAGTGGTAAAGCACCAGATAAACCTGAGGTAAACTCATCGTTCAGCATGACGAAAGATGAAATGCTTGCTTACCTTAACACCCATAGTTGGTATCAGCTCGAGTCACATCTTGCTCTCTTGGATATTCAGAAGATAACGAATCAAGAAAACACCGCTCCTATTACACTTACTGATGAGTTCAGTGATGAGCAACTGCCTGATAACAGTATTGCTTATCATCGTGTATTCGGTACCGTGATGTCTGATTCGTATTATTACTTCTCAAGTAAGCAGTTGCAATCAGACCTGCTTGCAGCTGAAGCTAATCCACAAATCTCTTGTCACTTCCTTCACATCAATTCACCAGGTGGTGAAGCGTGGTACCTCGACCGCTTGAGCGAAACACTACGCAGTTGCGAGAAACCTATCCTTACATTCTATGAACAGATGTGTTGCTCAGCTGGATATTACATCGGATGCCACGGTCAGCGTATATACGCACTGACCCAGAATGACTATGTAGGTTGTATCGGAACGATGTGCAGCTTCTACGATTTTGAAGAATACTTTGCGAAGCTCGGTATTAAGAAGGTGGAAGCAAAAGCAACTAAGTCTGACTTGAAGAACAAAGTCTTCGATGATCTTCGTCAAGGTAAGGATGAGCAATTTGTGAAAGACATCCTCGACCCAATGAATGCACAGTTCTTATCAGAGGTTCGTTCACAGCGTAGTAAACTTGCTGACCTTCCTGACGATACTCCTGTCTTGCGTGGTGAAACCTTCTACACTCCTCAGGCTGTGGAACTCGGTCTGACAGATGGTAGCAAGACGATGGTAGAAGCTATCGTTGAAACTGCTACGATGGGTCGTGAATATACTGAGGCAAAGAAACTTAAAACTGCCGTTTACAACATATAAATGTATCATTTTAATTTTTAGTTATTTATGAGTTTAAAAGAAAAACTTACAAGTGTCATCGAATTCCTTGGATTTAAGCAGAAATTCGAAGACAAAAGTCTGTCACAGGATGAGTTCAACTCAATCGTAGCAGAGTATCAGAAGAAGTACCAGAGTACGCTTGCTGATGACATTGCTTCTGAACAAGCTGCACAGAAGACAGCTCAACAGGCGGATGAGTTTCAGAAGATGCTGAACACCATTCAGTCTGTTCTGAATGGTGGTGAGCCTTCAGCATCAGCTGATGATAATGGTGGTCAGCAGCCTACACAGCAAGGCAACGCAACTCTTGAGGGTATCCTTGAGGGTATTAAGGGTATGCGTGCTGATATTCAGGCGATGGGTTCAAACCCTGCACCTGATGTTCCTGCGCAAACAGTGAATGCTGTTCCTCTAAGTGTTAATGGTTTCGCTAATACAGCTGATTATCTCTTCGGTGTTGAACATCCTTTCTTCTCAATGAAGAATCGTTGGAATCAGATTGCAGCTAACCCACGTGCAGCAGCAGCTCTGCCAGAGGTTGACGAGCAAGTAGATGGTGCTGCCTTCTATAAGGAGGTTCGCAATTATGCTAATTCACTCAAGCACCGCTATCAGTACCTTCAGCAGAACAAGATGCTTGATGCAGCTGCACTTGCAAAGGGTACTTACGCTACTAACTACGATGGCGTAGACAATGCTGGTCTTGGCGATCAGTTCGTTGTACTTCGTCAGGATGCACTCATCGCTCGTGTTCTACAGGTACGTGACCTTACTCAATTTTTCCCTGTCGCTTACGGCTACCAAGACCGTGGACTCGTATTCAACGCCTTCTTCGATGAGGTTTCACAGGCTTACCAGTCTGGTGAGGTCTTCAAGGGCGGTATGAAGATTGAGAACCACTATGGTTACGTTGACGACGCTATGATTAAGATGGAATGGGGTCCAATGAAAGAAATCGAGCGTAAGTACATCGGTTATCTCAACAAGGAAGGCTCTGACCCTATCAAGTGGTCTATGATTGAGTATCAGTTGCTCAATACCCTCCGTGCTGCACAGGTTGAGCAGAACAAACGCCGTATGCGTGGTATCTACGTGAAGCCTGATAAGGGTGTTGCAGGTAGCTACCTCAATGCTGCTACTGGTGTTCTCTACACCTTGCTGCGTTATGTTCATCAGTACGACATCAAGCCACACGATGATGGTACATACCGCACCTATACACAGGCAAGTTTCCTCGCTTCTGTTCAAGAGTTCATTGCTGACGTTCGTGCCTCTATCACAGAGGACATGGACCTCGACAACCACTTCATTTACTTGAATAAGAACCATCAGGCATGGTGGATTAAGAACGTTCGTTCTACCTATGGTAAGGACACAGACTTCGCTGGACCTATGGGTGCATTGAGCGTGGTACCAGACACTACGATGCGCATCATTTGGTTGCCTTATCTCGGTCAGACTCCATTCATGATGCTTCACGAACCAGGTAATATTCAGTTCCTTGAGTTTGTACCAGGTGAGATGCTCTCTGTGAAGATGCAGGAAAGCATGGAGCAGGTCCGTGCTTGGAGTACATGGAAAGAGGGAACTTCTGCTTCATTCACAGGTCGTCGCTTCTCAACTAAGGATGAGATGGATAAGAATAACTACGAGTGGCAGCAGATCTTCATCAACCTCTTTGCAGCAACTATCACCGATAAGGTTGACGGTAATAACGGCTTCTGGCAGATTACCGACAGCACAACAACACTGACAACTATCACCGACATCGAGAATGCGAAGGCTGGTGTAGCTTACTGCATCGAGTGTGGTGACAAAACTAAGTTACCAAAGATTACCAATAGTGGTAAGTTCGATAGCATCACGGCTGCCTTCACCGCTACAGCTGTAGGCGACTACATCATGGTTATCCTTGGTGCTGATAACAAGTTCCGTGAGTTGGAGCGTTGCGTCGGTGGCAAGCGCACCATCAACAAGGAGTTGCAGCCTAACGTACCAGGTGGACGATAGATGAATGACTAAGGAACTGGGAGGAAAGTCGATGGAATTAAAAGCTCGGGACGGCTTGACCTCTTCAGTTCCTTTCTTAAATCAATAATTATCATTAATAGAAATAGAAATGAAAAAGCCCAATATTCAGAAACGCTATCGTGCGTATAATCCTATGAAAGGATTTAACTACGCAAATCGTCAGTCACGCAATATGTTCATGGCTACGTTTGCGATTTTTGGCATCCTCATGCTCGTAGCTGCGCTGCTTGACCACTCTCTCGGTGCTGCTGCTGGTTCAGGTGTCACCTTCGCCTCAATGGCATTGCTCGGTCACGTCGACGATGTGTCTGATAGAGATACACACGGTAGTGCTATCTCTTACATTGTTTATCTTATTGCGCTCGACCAAATCGACCGCACAAAGGAGTTCCCACAACCTAACGCTAACCGTGAGGTTGCGCCTGTTCCTTTGAAACCGAATGAGATTCCTCATTACTTCGAGGCACACGATATTCCAACCTTCACTGGTACCACAGAGAAGGGCGACATCACTACCACAGGTGAAAATCAGCTTGTAATGGTAATGGGCGGAGCTCGTGCGAACCTCTATAACTTCATTGAGGAGTACAGCGGTGGTAAGTTTATCGCTCTTTACAAGCACATTAAGAAGAAGGAGTGGTACATCGTTGGTGAACTCGAGCGTCCTATCATCCTCTCTAACACAGAGACGAAGGACGATAAGGACGGTCGTTATACGACCCTTACCTTCAAGCGCAGCTCTGTCGACCTTCCACTGATTTACACTGGCAATCCAGCTGTTACTGCTGCTACTGCTATCAATGCGGATGCTACAGATGTAGCTATCACAGCAGGCAGTAACACATACACGATTCCAAACGGAACGTCAGCAGCTGCTGCTATTGCTACGGTTAGTGGTCTTAGCAAGAGCGATAAGGGAAGATACATCACACTCGTTGGTGCTGGTACCGATAAGGCAGCCACCATCGCTGACGGTTCTACCTTCGTACTGGAAGAGGGTGCAACCTGGACAGCAAAGACAGGTGCATCAATCACTTTCCGTGTTCTTGACACCACAACACTTGTCGAGGTCTCAAGAACTGAAGCCTAACTTATTCCCCTCCCTTCACGGGAGGGGACTTATTCACCATTTTATATTAAGAATATGTACAGCGCAAAAGAGAAATTAACGCACTTCCATAAGCTGGTCAGCCCCACGGTTGTGGAAGCCGACCTTGCCCTGCTGCACAAGAAGGCACCACACCTTACCGATTTCACACGCTTCGACCTCTCGCCAGAGAAGAATCACGAGGAGATACTCTTCATTCTTCTCGATCATTGCGAGCACGACGAAATCGTACGTAACAGACGTGAGTTTGCAGCCAAAGCAGCCGACGAGGATAATGATAACATCAACGCCAACAACTCTTCTGAAGATGGCGACGAGAATCCTGAAACACTCAACAGCAATGGAGATGAAAGCCCAGACACTGACGGTGGCGAAGGCAACGAGGACCCATCGGAAGGAGAGGGTGGCGATGATTCATCTGAAGAGGGTTCTGAAGATAACGATCCTACAGAGCAATCATCAGAGGAACCTACTGCCCCTTCAGAGGATAAGGACGACGATTCTTCTAAGCAGGAGAAAGCGAAAGCAGCTCCAAAAAAAAAGAAGAAGAGTACCCGAAAATAGACTGGGAAAACCTTACTGATGCGGACGTGCAGATGGCAACCGTCATCTATAACGACCGCATCAACACTTGGCGAAAGATGAAGCAGCTCGACAAATTGCTGGAGACAAAGCCAACCGCACAAGCCGTAGCAGAAATGGCAGAACTGCGCATCCGCAATCTTCAAGCATTTGCCGAGCTGCAATCATTAAACGACACTGGTAAGTTCCTCTGTAAACACCCGATACTCTTCGGACGCTCAGAGATAGCCCAGCTCATCAAGTTGCTCCGCACTGACCCAGCAGAGTTCCTCCGCCAGCACAAGAACGTTCTCGACAACATCAAGCGTTATAAGTCGTTCGTTAAGCGCAAGGATCGTAAAGAGAAAAGAGATGCTGATAAGCGGAATCTCCAAAAGTACCAAGAAAAGGAGCGACTGTTCAGAATGGTTCTTGAGCAGCAGCAGGAACAGAAATCCAAAGCATAGCTTTCTATCATCCAAAGCATAGCTTTTGATCGTCCAAAGCATAGCTTTCTATCATCAAAAGCATAGCTTTATATAAATCTATTTATTAACCCTTAAAATCAATGTATTATGTCAGTAAAATTTAAGATTTACCAAGACGTTCGCACAAAGAGTAAAACCAAAGGCAAGTTCTATGCACGTGCCGTTGTCAGTGATGTTGCCGACCTCGAGTCTATCTCTAAGGAGATTGAGGAAAACACCTCTGCCAAGCAGGCGGATGTCTACGCAGTTCTGCGTGAACTCGTCAACGTAATGGCTCGCCACATGCGTAATGGCGACCGAGTGGTACTCGACGGCTTCGGCTCGTTCAAGGTTGGCTTGAAAACCAAGCCTGCCGATTCGGTTGAGAAATTCAACGTAGCCAAGAACATTGTCGGTACGCGCATCAACTTCCAGCCTGAGACCCACTGGAAGGCAGGCGACATCGGGCGCACACGTGCTTTCCTCACGGGCATCGACTTCAAGCCTTACGAGGTGAAGAAGAGCGACAATGTTGGTAAGATAAACCACAAAACAGAAAGCAATCCAAGCGGTCCATCCGTTGACCCAGACTATCATCCATAAGGATAGTCATTGATTTTCTAATCTTTAGCCGTCCCCTGCCTCACGCTGTGAAGCAGGGGATTTCTTATGAAATACTTGCGTCACGCAAAAATTATTTGCGTTTCGCTTGCACGATTCAAAACGAATGCTTATCTTTGCAGTGCTATAAGAATGATAGTAGACTATCCCGGAGAGCATCGGTCATTGCTCAACGTTTTCGGCTGGGCATTTTTTTTTGCTCATAAAGATATTGGCGGTTGCCATTCCGTAGAATTTTCAAAGCCCTTCGGGTAGAGACATCATTCTTATAGCAGCGGGATGTGCAGCCGCTTCTCTGTGTCTCTGCCACGGCAGTTCCGTGGATGCTATAAGAATGATGCAATATGCAAACAACAACCCTCCGCACAGCGCAGCGGTCGTTCACGCTCAAGGATTGGGCAAACGAAAGGCGCAATAAGTTTTCACAGTGGTTTAATGGCGAGTCAGCTACTTTCTCACGTCTATGCGGTGAGCGTTTCACGCATAAGGAAGTCTGCTACGCTCATCTGTTCCTCGTAGTTCTCTTGGCTGCCTGCTTCGTAGCTGAATGGTTGGAAGGAGGTGCGCTATGACTATTGCCCTCACCCTTACGCCCTCTGTAGCTTATAGCGCAGTGCGCACAGCGTGGAACCTATTCAAGGCAGCACCCACCGACACGGCAGCCATCAACAATTACCTCGAAGCACTCGAACAATACAACGGCATACTCGAAACGATTGCCGTCTGAAGATATAATTTTTTTTTAAGCATTTCTCAAATTGTGAAGCAGTCTGCCGTGAGGCACGCTGCTTCTTTTTCCTGACGTCAGGAAAATGGTCTGTCTTTTGTTTGTTTTTCCTCTTTGATTATCTTTGCGTTATGGATTCAGATATTCAGAAACTTCTTGCAGACATCGCATTGCTCGTGAACGTCACAGAGGATATGCGTGCAATCCTTACCAAGCTCGTTGAACTGGCTAAGGAAGGCAGCACCGAAGCCGTGAAAGAACTGCGTGAGATTATTCAGCAGGCAAAGGAAGAGCAGTTGCGAAAAGACCTTTTTGGCGTATGACACAACTTGACCGTATCGAACAGATACACCCCGACTTAATATCGCAGTTCTTTGCCACTGGCAAGTGCGACGCTATTCCCCAAGAGCTACAGAAGTTCTTGGAGCAATTGCAGTGGGCAATGGAAATCTACGAACACGAACGCAACATAACTCGTGCGGCTCGTAAGCTGCAACAGCGCATCAATGCTAATCAAGGTATCAAGATAGAGCAGCGCACCTGTATGGCTCGACTTTACGAAGCCATCAACTACTTCCAAGTAGACAACAACGTACCTATCAAGATATGGGAGAATCAGTACGCTAACCAGTTTGAGAACCTTGCTAAACTCTGTGCGCTGTCTGGTGACTATAAGACACAAGGCAAGTGCTATGAACGTGCGCTGGAGTGTCGTCGTCGTGCTTCTGAAATCTCCGAAGCCGATAGAGACCTTGGTGTTACGTTTATTATCACACCAAGCATCACAGCCGAGGAACTTGGCTTCTCGAAGAAGAGTCTCAAGGATATTGCTGCCAAACACAACCAAGGTTTTTATGTTACGCTTATCGACTCGCTGCCTATCGAGCAGAAGGAGAAGAAACGACTGCTGCGTGATGCTGACATTCAAGATGCTGAAATAGTAGAGGAGATTCCAAATGACTGACGAATTAACAACACAAAACAACGAACAGCCAACAGTCGATTTTGAACACTACTATATGAATCGTGTTCAGCTGTTGGCAAACATCATCGACCCGAATATGCTCTATGCAGAGTGGGCTCGTGCAACGGGTAAGACGGAGGGCGTTATCGTTCCCCGACTTATCCGTGTGACGAACGATATGCCTGGTGAACTCTCGTTCCTTGTGCATAAGACTTACGTTGCACTGATGACAAACGTCTGGCCTAACATTCAGGCTTCATTCTCTCGTCCTGTCATTGTGAATGGCAAGCAGCGAGCAATGTTGGAGTATGGTATCGACTATGTGGTGGGCGAAGCGAAGCTACCTTCTCACTTCCGTCGACCACGCTACCCTATTGCCTACGCTAAGCACTCGGTCATCTTCCGCAATGGTGCGCACCTTCAGTTAGTATCTTCTGATCAGCCTGAGAGTGTCGCAGGTCGTAATGCCGTGCATGCATTCGTCGAAGAGATGAAGCACAACAGCGGTGAGAAACTCAAGTCACGACTCTTCCCTTCCCTCCGTGGCGGTTCAGCTGACATCCGTCGCTCTGCTTACTATGAAGGTGTGACAGGTGTGAGCGATACGGCACGTGTCGACCTTGGTGAGGACGATTGGTTTGAAGAATACGAAAACAAGATGGACCGCCAACTCATTGAGGAGATAGCCAGTGTCTCGCTCGCTATCAATCAGTCGCTTTATAAGCAGTTTATGCTTCAACAGGACCTTCGCAACACGAAGAACCCAGTCACAATGGAGAAAATCAGACTGGAGAATGAACGCCTTAACGCCTTTGTTGCCCGATGGAAACCACGCTTGGCGGATATGCGAAGGAACGCAATCTACTATATCCGTGCTTCATCATTCTGTAATAAGGATATCCTCGGTCCTAAGTTCTTCAAGACCCAGCTCGACACGCTCGATATGGATGAGTTCTTGACCGCTATCTGTGCTATTCGTCACAAAGAGGTGACTAACAAGTTCTTTACCACTTACGACCACGAGCGACACCAGTTCAAGGATAGTTACATCTATGACCAGATACTTAAGCTGAACCTCAAGGACCACTTCACCCTCACCGCTCGTTATCTTCGCCACTACGATAAGCGTGAACCGCTCTACATTGGTTATGATCCTGGTAACTTCCAATCGCTAATAGTCGGACAGAAAAAAGACTATGGCAGTCGTTTTGATATCATTAAGGAGTTTTGGGCATACATACCCGACGACCAGCAGAACCTTGCACAGCAGGTGTATTCTTTCTTTGGTACTGATGCCGTGAATAAGGTTATACATCTCTATCCTGACCGTGCAGGTAACAAGACACGTGAGGAATTAGAGCAGATAACTACTGACTCACTAACGATGAAGGCAGCCTTAGAGAGTTACGGTTTTTCAGTTATCCTCTACAATGAGGGTGCACCTGTTATTTACCACTGGCAACAGTTCCGCCTTTGTCAGTTGCTCTTTGGTGAGAAGATTCCTTCACTTCCGAAGGTGCGTGTTGATGAAAATGAATGTCCAAACCTTTGCAGTGCTATCCTTATCAGTCCATTGAAGAAAACAAATGGCAAAATAGAACTCGATAAAGCTTCAGAGAAGAAGGAGGAACTGAAAAGAAGACCAGGACTAACAACACAGCTTCCAAGTGCAATGATTTACCTTTTATACGGTCTTTATTCCGACCTAATCAAGAAGGAATTAAGCAGTTATCCTGATGATTTGCCCGAAAATCTTACTATTTAACGGCTAATAATGGGTTAAAACGAAAACAAAACGTACTTGAAAATAGGCAATAATGAGGGGTGTTTTACATCGGTGAAAATCTTACTTTGCTGTGTTTCAATGGTTTGCGTTCTGAAAATCAAAAAATAAAAAAAACAAACGACGGCGGTGTTACGCCCCCGCTGAAAGTCGGTAAATCGGTGCAAAATCCAAAAAGTCGGGAAATATGACAGGAAGGGGGCAAAATCGTCCTTTGTTCCCACAGCGATTTTCAGTAATTTCGCACGTAATGGAGAAGACGATTGAAATGACTGGCATCGAAGCGATGCAATGGGCAAGGGAGATGAGTAAGATACCACAAGGTGACTTCACTATCTGCTTCTTCCCCTACTCTCGCATACAGGGTATGGCAGGTGAGCAGATGATAGTTAAGGAACATTGCAAGTGGCGCACGCAACTACCGCAAGACTGCTTCAAAGTAGATGCCGAGAACTTCTTTCTTTTCGAGGACCAAGAGGGAAACCCCAAGATGTGCTATCGTATCCTCATCAGATATATGGGGTTCCCACAAGACGGATATAAACTACATAAGATAAATTGGTTATGACAGATAGTATTGAACTGCACGGCAACGCTGGACTCTACGTCATGGACGGCAATACCTTCTCCTTTCAGATTGGAGAAGGGAGAGAGCTATCGACAAGCCCAGGGCTACTCGTACCACAGGGTAGACAGACTTGCCTACATGAACACCAGTGGATGAGTGTGAATGGATACCAGGTGTGTATGCGTGGTATGAACAACGCACTGTGTGAAGAGGTAACGATGGAGATAAAGCAGAACCGCCTGCTGCCTCGCTTGTATAGCAAGGAGATTAAGATGCTCTATGGTAATGGACCATGCGCCTATATGCAGACAGTAGAAGGTGGTAAGCTGCGACGTGAGTACACCGCACTGCCTGCGTGGGATGAATGGCTGAACTCTTGGCAAGAGCGTGGTATGGAAACATCCGCACAGGAGTTCGCTAAGACTTGTATCAAGAACTACTACTGGTTCGGTGATTACTTCGTTAAGTGGAGATTTTCCCGTGGCAAGCGTATTGGTATGCCACCAGTTGCTGGACTTGAACCATTAGAGAATAAGCACTGCCGTCTTGCTACCACTCGTAAGGATGTAGCCTACGATCAGATTAATTATGGCGACTTCAACAATATAGCTGTAGGACGCTGGACATACGGCATGGGTAACTATAAGATATACCCTAAGTTCTTGTTGTCAGAGGTTGACAACTATCTATTCGCTGCCGTATCACACCACCGAGAGAAATCAGTCGATGAGTTCTATGGAGTGAACGAAACCCACCAGGGCGCACGTCCATATATTCAAGGTAGCAATAAGACCGCCTCCTACATTAACTCCTTCTTGCGTAATTCCCTTGCAGCGAAGATACACATCATCATTCCTTTTTCGTGGGTGTCAAGTAAACGCAATCAGCTAATGAAGCTATGCGAGGAGAATAAGATTCGCTCATCTAAGAAACAGGACTTGGTTAAATATAACGGTATCAGTATCGGTACTGAATACCGTGAATCGTTACTTGTAGAGTATATGCGATTGGAGCTGCGCAAGATAGGCGACTATCTGAGCGGTGCTGACAATCAAGGCAAAGCCTACTCTTCTATTTCATTTATGGATAACTCTGGACACGAGCAGCAATGGAGAATCGAGACTATCGACCTTAAGTATAAGGAATATATCGAATCTTTGATTTCGTACGATAAACGAGCAGAAGAAGCCTTACTATCAAGCGTTGGTTTGGATGCATCTATTACAGCGGTTAGCAAGGATGGTGTTATCAGTAAGTCGGGTTCTGACGCTTACTATAACTACCTTATCTATATAATGTCGCTCACACCAGAGGACGAGATATGTGCAGAACCGTTCAATCTCGCTCTTCGCTTGAACTTCCCTGAACTCTATAAGCAGGGTTATCGTATAGGCTTTTATCGTGAGGTTCCTCAGCGACAGGAAGACGTCGCACCGAAAGACAGACTAAATCAGCAGCAGTCATGAAGAATGTATTAGTAGATATTTTCAAGAACTTCTCCACCTTCAGTCTTTATGCGCCTGGAGTGGAAACTAATATGGACCTGAACGATTTGCGTTCGTCTGGTCTTACGGCTCGCAAGCGTATTGAAATCATCATCAGTCGTGCGGTGTTCGATGAGCTTTTAAAAGAGAAAGAAGACTCTCCTCTTATAGAAGCTCTGCGTGCTGCTATGGCGAACATGACCATGGCAACTCAAATCATCTTTGATAGTGTTAATCGAAGGAAGGGCGAAGTCAATGTGTATAAGTATGAGCTGGAGGCGATGAAGCGTTCTTATATGGAAAACTATTGCAACGCTATCGATACGCTTGTGCAACTATTGTCAGAACCAACCGAAGGTGAAATCGCTGAGTTGTGGAGCAAAACACCTTACTACCCTATTTTGGAACGTTGCGAAATAAAGACTATGGATCAGATGGATGCCATCTACCCTATCGATGCATCTTATCTTTACTTCTTCAGAACTGTTCCTTTGCAAAAGGAAACGCTCGATGAAGTTATGTCGATTTACTTCGAGAAACTTACAGATGACAATAGAGAGCGCATTCGTCCTATCTTGTTGCTTGCCCTGGTGAAGAAGACAATAGCAAAGTCGCTCCGTAGGTTTGATATCCTCGAGTTCCCTTCGACGATTCGAAACCTCTTCGATGATAGTCACGCTGCACGCTCTGGTAAGGATGAATCCAGTGCTATTTTCGCACTTGCCGACCGCCTCGATCGTGAGGCGGAAGAACTCCTCTCGAATGCTGATACGCTGCTCTCCTCTGAGTCTGTTTCTGACTTCTGCTCAAACTCAGCGTACAATCACCCTGATGATAATATTATAATGTTGCCATAATGAAAGATATTGAACTAATATATAAAGGTGAGACCCATAGCATTCCTAACCGTTGGGATGCTATGACCGATCGCCAGTATATCCGCCTTGTGGGCGACTTCCTTCGCATGGCAGCAGGCGAACTGTCCGCTGGAGAGGTTCGGATTAACTGGTTATGCGACATCATGGGTTGGGATAAGCGCAAGTTCCATTCGGAGGAACAGATTGCTAACCTCGTAGCAATCTCTGAACAGCTCACGTTTATGTTTCAAATTAACTATCCTGATAACAATAGCGTTCTGGACGGTGTCGACGAGGATACTTACGAGTTATGCCGTCGTGTAGATCCTTATCGCTTGAATATTCCACTTGCACGTGTGTTACGCAGGCTTGATTACCAATACGTAATCGACCTCTGTTTCTGTGCGCAACTCATCCCTTCAGTTCAGATTGACGGACGTTCTTTTTCTGGATATCGGATTGAGACAAGCTTCGGTACACTCACCTGCTCACTTACAGCACTTCAGTACGTCGAAGCACAGGGGCTTATCGAACGAGGCGAGGAGTCGTTGCCTTTGCTCGCTGCCATTCTCTATTATCCAGAGAAAGAGTACAATTCTGAGCGTGCACACGAATTAGCTAACGATTTCTCTAAACTTCCACTCGAAACGCTTACGGCTATATCGTTTAATTTTCAAGCATTTAACAACTATCTATTTAGTAAAACTTCATTCTCTCTGCTGTCTAAGTTTGCTCATAAACCCAAGCAGCCTATCACCACCGATGCCTCTGATGCACTCTATGACCTCTCCAAGGAGGGGCTTGGAAATGCAAAACAGATAGAGCAGATGAACGTACTTACTTATCTAAAGGTGCTGCGCAAGAAGACTATCGATGCGGTTAAGGATATGAAGGGTTTTGGATGGGATAAATTAAAAATCAGTGAAGAGGTAGGGCTGCCTATCTCTGTAATCGATAAGATATTATGATTAAAGATCAGTTTCTCTATTTCGCACAATACCCGTCAAAAGAGGGTGTTCGTGCTATACTTACCAATGGTGCAAGCGACTTCCCTGGTTATAATGACCTTGCGGAGTCTCTCGATAAACTTCCCAATGTGTCGCGACTCCCTGAGATAGCCAACTATGTCTATGGTCAGTCATTCGATGAATTGAAGCAGCGTATCGATAAGTTAGTGGGCTCGTTCCTATTCGTGGATTATGGCGAACTGAATATGTCAGCGGATGGACGCAACTCTTACCAAGTAACCCAGCGTATCGCTATCACTGTAGCAAGCAAGATGACGAACCGTGCTGACGCTGCTGAATATATGCTTGCCTCCGATTCTGCACTTCGCCTACTCTCTAAGATTCACGCTTGGATGATTGCCGATGCTGAAGAAGGCAAACTCGATTGGATATCTCGAGGCGAACTCGACAAGGCGGAGATGATTCCTTTTGTCGCCACAGAACTCTCCTCGGTTGGTTGGACCTTAATGCTCAATTGTGTTGCGCCTGACACGCTTGGAACGCACCTTTTAAGTCGGTCCTTTGCGAAACAGCCTTAAATCCTTACCTTTGTATCGTTAATAAGTTGGTAGAATTATAGTTTGATAGTTAATAGTTTTTTCAGATTAAAGATTGTTTAGGATGACGGGCTAACGCAGTGATGCGTTAGCCCTTATTGTATCGTTTTTTATCATTAGATAATTACTTCTAAATCGCTGATTATAAGGGCGATAGTACTTGCGTGTTCCTTATTATAGTGTTACCTTAGCAGTACAATTAGAAACAAAGAACATTCAAAAAACAAAGATTATGAACGAGCAAATTCAGAACATTCTTAACGAGAACGGAACAAAGACTTCTAAGATACAGAAGCTCCTTAGCCTTGGACTTACACGCAGACAGGTTGCAGACCTTGTCGCAAACGGAAACTACGGCTTTGTGCAAAACGTCTACAAGCGAATGATGCAGGGAATCACACAGAGCGCAGCGCAAGCAGCGACAACAGTTCTTCCACAACTCGACTACACTTTTAACCGCAACTTCGGTATCGAGATTGAAGCTTACAACTGCACACGTGAACGCCTCGCAAGAGAACTTACAGCAGCAGGCATCAGAGTTAACGTTGAGCGTTACAACCACAACGACCACAACGACCATTGGAAGTTGGTTACCGACAGCAGCCTTTCAGGCAACAACACCTTCGAGCTTGTTAGCCCAATCCTCCACGGTGAGCAGGGGCTTGAGGAACTTGAAAAGGTCTGCTGGGTGCTCGACCTCTGCAACGCAAAGGTTAACGACTCTTGCGGTCTTCACGTTCACATGGACGCTGCGGAATTCGACCTTCAGACTTGGAAGAACCTTATAATAACTTACAAACGCCTTGAGAATGTAATCGACCACTTTATGCCTCGCAGCCGTCGCAACAACCGCTACTGTAGGACCATTGCCACCATTTCAGAGATAGCAATCAACCGAGCTTCTAACATTAGCGACCTTAGAGCTGCTTTTGCTCACAACCGCTACCACAAGATTAACCTCGAAGCTTACGCACGCCACCGCACGGTAGAGTTCCGCCAGCACGGAGGTTCAACGAACTTCACAAAGATGTCTGCTTGGATTCATTTTCTCGCAAAAATGATTACCTTTGCAAAGCAAGGCAAGGTGAAAAACAACACCACCCTACAGGATGTACCTTTCCTTACCGAAAGCGAAAAGTTATACTTCAGATTGAGAACTAAAAAATTAGCAGCATGTTAACAACCTACAGGCTGAAGGATGGCGACAAAATTGTCGCCACCTCTCCAGCCGACTTCCTTCACCAGCTTCGCACAGGCAGTCGCTTCGATAACGAAGGTACAGACGAAGACTATATGGTGCGCTTCGCTCACCGCTTGCAAGAACTCGAGGGCTACCTTGTTTCGACTAACAGTCCCGATGCCTTTCTTACCGACCTAATTAACAACGGCTTCGTGACCGTTGAAAAATAAAACACGATGCTCGTTTCTTTGTAGCCGTAGCAGTTTCCGAACTGTTACGGCTTTTTTATGTCGAATATTGAGAAAAAATAAACTTTCTATCAATAGTTATCAATTTCGTTAAGTCACGAAAATGTTTTAAATGTTAAATTTTCGTTCTTACTACGATTTTTTATAGTAAATATTTGCATACTACAAAAATTTGTAGTACCTTTGTATTGTCATAAGAAAACAATGAGAATATGAAACAGAAAAAAGAAATGATGGAGGTTACACCTGAAGAAAGGGAACTCCTTGAGAGAATGAGAAATTATAACAACTCTTATCCGAATGGTTATCCACAACTCCTATGGGATTTACAGGAGTTCTTCGACAAAATGGTCCGACAGCCATACGAATAAAACAAAAGACCTCTCCCTTACGAGGGAGAGGCACAATAAAGTAAAACTATAAACACAGCAACAATGGAAACAGTTATGACAACCCCAGTAGTAGTTACTGATATGAAAAGAAAAGTACAAGACATCTTAATGTCAGTTTCATGGCGTGATTTTGCCAACACCTACTTTCAGAAATCTTCCTCTTGGTTTTACCACAAAATGGATGGCATTGACGGCAACGGAGGTGCAGGTGGTTTTAACCAGCAGGAGACCGAGCAGATGCGAGGCGCACTTATCGACCTATCCAACCGCATCCGTCGTGCAGCAGAAAATATTTAGGCGAGGTTCTCATTGACCTTAAGACAAAAGTCACTCATCGCCTATGGGTGCATATTAGCCTCTCGCAATGCGAGGGGCTTTATGCGTTGAATATAACTTAAAAACTTAATTATAATGAAAACCTTTCTTATTGCTTTCGGAACATGGTTCCTCACAAACCTTATTGGTGCATTCGTGTTGAAATTTTTAGGCATTCAAATTTCTGAAGGACTCGTGCTGGTATTGAACGTTATAACGATTTCCTTCGCTATTTTCGTTGCACTCTCTATCAGAAGGAGACAACTAAAGAAACGCAAAGAGGAGGAGGAACTTAACTCCGTGGCAGCAGAAGAAGATGTTTCTTCAGAACCAACACCTCCGACTCAAGATATTCTAATGTTTGAAGTAGCAGGTCTATCATATCGTTCTAAGGAAGCACAGGAAAGAGCTGAAATTCTAATGTCGAATGAAAGTGTATACCTTGAAAAAGAACCTACTAATCCGTATGATTCTAACGCTATTAAAGTGTACTCCTCTGATCATGTTCATTTGGGATATGTTCCAAAATACCTATGTTCGGAATTATTAGAAAAAATGGACGACGACACCGTTATTGCTTATGTTGATTATGTCAAGAGTGGAAAATACTGCCCCTTTGTTCACTTGTATATGTATTGTTAATCTATTCTTCAGCATTGGCTTATTCCTTTTTTTTTGCGTGGCGCAAAAAATATTTGCGTTTTTATTTGGCGGTTACAAAAATACTACTTACCTTTGTAACCGTCAAAACAATGCGAGGAGACTCGCTAATAAGGGTGAGAAGAAATTTCAAGCCCCGAACTTATTAAATTTCGATGGGCTTATTTTTATGCCCATACTTGCAGACTACTGCAACGAAAATATGGCGGATGCCTTCCAGTGAATTTACCCTTGTGGCGAAATCGCATTGTTTTGACGAACAGGAAGAGCATCCGCTTTTTCTGTATCCGTACCTGACGGATTCAGGTAACAGTCAAAACAATGCGTATTATGCAACAAGTAATCGAATTCGAGAGCTCTGCAAAACAACAGCAGCCTATCGACGTACGTGCTACGATACAGCGCAAAATTAAGTCTCTTAATCTTTGGCTCGACGCTAAAAGCGAGTTCTACAGCCGTATCTGCGAGTTCTCTGTTACCCGTCGTTTGGTAATTCGAGTTAACCTTGTATCTTTGTGCGTGATTGTAGCAGCTGTAGCCATCGAGCAGCAGCCTATTACATCCGTAGTTTCAACCCTCTGTGCAGGCTACTTAGTTTATCGTATGAACAAATCTGAAAAGAAAGGAGGCAAAAAATGAAAGACTTAACCCCAGCAGAAATGGAAATACAAATGGCTTTTCCCGATATGATGAAAATGACCGTAGAATTTGAAGTTGTATTTTCTAAGAAAGAAGTGGAAGAAAAGGGCAGAGAAATTGCTACCAGTTTACAAACCTATTTATTGCGGTATGAGCATCATGCAAGATCAGCAACGTTTTACTTTAGCGAAGAAGCAAAAAATATTGTCATAAATATGAAAGAAGGGCAAAAGGTAGAATTAGTGCAAAGAAATGTTGCTGGAAATATAATTCCAAGTCTTTGCAAAACAGGAATACTGGATGGCTTAAACGAAGTCGTAAATGTAGGGTATATAAGTGGCGATGCGTGTGTAAAAGTAAACTTTAATGGTAGTATAGATATGTATGCTATCTACTGTCTTAATTTTGGTAACCAACGCTCTTTAAATAAACAAGAAAAGAAAGGAGGCAAGGCATGATATTCATTTATAATTATTTCAAGGTTCCTGATGTTCCAAAAGACCTTGAACCGCTTTCCGAATTTATAAAGAAATATAACAAGGTTCTTGTAGCAGACATTGATACGTTTGCAGCATTTATCGATGAGGTGTATAAGAAGTTTAACTCGATTCCCAATGTGAATAAAAAATATACGCTCAATCTTTCTGATAGTTCTATCGCTATTGACGACAACGAAATTCCATTCTCGGTGATAAGTATAAGTTTCTCCGACATACTTGGCTTATGGGGTTTTCAGACTTTTGATAGTTCTACCCAGTGCGAACAGCAGAACCTTGAGATTTTTCCTGTCCCCGATAAAGGTGAAGCAATTTTCACTCTCCCAGATCATTTAAAAAGTATAATTAAGAAAGGAGGCAAGGCATGATATTCTTTGATTATTATTTCAAGGCACATTCTACCCCGAAGTACCTTGAGCCTGTTGTTATGTGTATGGAGCGACGTTACCAAGTCCTTATGGCAGATGACTCGACACTAAAGAAGTTTGTTGCAGAACTTACATCAGAATTGAATTCCATTCCAAAGGCAAAGGAAAGGTATAAAATCAAAGTCGATAAAGGCTATATCCATATCATTACTACTCACGAATTCACTGAAGCCGTTATACGTCTTCACTATAAAGAGGTTCTTTCTTTGGAAGGTTTCAGCGAGGACCTCTGTGAGAACCTTAATGAAGTGGCTGAGAAAGGAGGTGAGAAATGATATTTTTTGATTATTGCCTTATAGATTTTTCAATCTCAAAAGAGCTCGCACCGCTTGCTGACTGTCTGAAGAAATACCAAGGAGTTCTTGTAGCGGACGAAAAAGCATTCAACAAGGTTGTTGAAGACTTGGAAGAAAAATATCGTGCTATTCCAAAGGCTGAAGAAAGATTTCTTTTCAAGGTTAGCAAAGATCCTATCGGAGTTATCTCTGTTCGCAGAAACAACTCTACGAAGAAGTGTGTATTGCGCATCTATTTCACACCAGTACATGGTATGTTTGGTTTCGACTCTTCTCAAGAGTCTATTCAGCCAGTACCAGACGATGGCGACGAATATTATTCTTTGCCTGATCACATTAAAAGTAGTGTTCAGAAAGGGGGTGCGAAATGAAAATCATAACCGACCCTGCTGTTTATGACTACCATGCTGAAAAAGGCTTGTTCATACCGTTGGATGACTTCTGTTCAACACCAGGCCTTATAAAATCATTAAGAGATAATGTTAAGCGTCAACTCACTAAGGCGACATCTTATCTCGAATATTATAGAGGTGTTCATGAGGCAGGCGAAGCTTCTTCACGTCAACAAACAGCTATGGATAGTTGGGAAGAGCGAGTGAATAATCTTAAGAGTTCTTATAACACTCTGTCTGAAGTAAAGAAAATAATTGATTTAAAATGAAATACAAAATGAAAGCGTCTATCGTTAATCTCGACGAACAAACAACTGAGACCCTTCGAGCAATGCTCGACCCTGGTTATATCTCTGAGCGCACAGAACGCTTAGAAGCCATCGAGGGTTTTCTTATTGATCAATGGAGGGATGCTGGCAATATAAAGTCTGACACCGTTCTCACATTCCTCGACACTCTACGCTCACTGCGTAGGGATCTCAACTCATTTCTCACCTCGGTTGACCCGCACGGAGATACCGATAATCAAAAACAATAAAACCTTAAGACAATGACAACGAAGAAAGAAAACGACGAGCAGCCTATAACAGACATTAGTATATACATAGCTGCTTTATCAGCGACATATCGTCCAGCGTCGACACCAGCAGAAACAACTCACTTCTTCTCTACCCCCGAGGTAATAGATGCTATTCGCAATTTAGACCCTTCTGCTAAGGTGTGTGCAGAGCAAATAACCACAGCTCTTCTCAATGCAGGATATAAGTTCTGCAATCGACCTGGTGCGCAAGGGTTGGAATTCAAATGGATGTTCCGTGAAATATAAGTCTTTATAGTTATAGTTGTATTTTAAGTTATGGTTTTTGAGGGCAGTACGTCGTGAGACGTGCTGCTCTCGCTTTTTTGTCCTTTTCCCATTATTTTTCTCGTGTTATCTTTGTGTCATGATAACAGATCAATTCGTAAAGGATGAGTTCGTCTCTGAGATTCTTCGTCGTGATATCGGCATCATCTATAAGACGCAGGAAGAAGTTGCTAATCGCTACTTCAAGGAGCACACTGGAACTCTTCGAGACTTCTTATCTCGTCGTGCTTTCTCTCTTCAAGAATCGAACGGAAAGTTCACCCTTTATATCGGGGTTCTTTCTTATCTACGTTTCCTCGATATGCAATACCGCATTAACTATGCAGGCTTAAACAGTAAGCGAGCCAAGAAGCAGCGTGCTAAGTATGCTGTTTATAATAGAGTTGTATGGGGTGTTTTGTACAACGAAACTTTCCCTGATATTCAAGCAGGATTTACAAATGAAGTTCGTGCTGCTTGGCGAAAGAAAATGGAGGATGCACTTTCAAATCACATATTACCCACAGATAATCAATAGATATGAGCAAAATCAAAGAAGACCACGTTGCCTTGGTTATCGATGCTAAAACAGACAAGGCACAGCAGGAATTACGACAGCTTGAGCGTGCTACGCAGGACCTTAGTAAGGAAATGAAGGCTCGACAGAATCGAATGCTCGACCTCGAGGCAGCAGGTAAGAAAGAGACCGCTGAGTACAAACGCTTACAAGCAGAGGTGAAGAATTATAGTAATCAGATTGCTGATAATAATAAGAAACTGCGTGAACTTCGCTCTGCAATGGATGTCAATGCTATGACGATGTCACAGCTCAAGAAACATGCCAAGGAACTTCAGGCAGCACTGAATAATACTTCAAAGGCAGCGAATCCTAAAGAGTATGAGCACTTAGCGTCACAGCTTCGTAGCGTGAATGGACGTATATCAGAATTACGTCGTGATGCTTCTGGACTGACTGATTCTATGGGGAAACAGTCGTCTGGAATCATGGGCAAGTTTGAAGGTATGTTCTCATCTATCTCTGGTGGTTGGACAAAGCTCGTTGGTGTGGCTACCGCTGCTGTTGCTTCTATCTCTGCCGTGATAGAAGGAGCAAAGTGGTGGTATAATTACAATGTAGAGATTGAAGAGGCGCAGCGTCTGACACGTGAGTTCTTTAACATACAAGGTGACGAACTCGTCCACACACAGAGTCAGATATCAGCACTCGCTTCACAGATGGGTAAAGACTACAAGGAGGTTCTCGGTACAGTTGAATCTCTCACCAATCAATACGGTATATCTACGACTGAGGCTATTAATGCTATTAAGGACGGATTGCAGGCTGGTGCTGACCTTAACGGAACATTCCTCAGTCAGATTCAACAGTATGGACCAGCCTTTAGTGACGCTGGAGGTGCTGTTAATGACCTTGTAGCCAGTATCACACAGACACGCTCAGGTATATTCAATGAGGCAGGTATGGGTTTAATACAGACCGCTACAAACCGTATTCGTACTATGTCTTCAGCTACACAGAGCGCACTTAATTCTATCGGTATCTCAAGCAAGCAACTCGAAGCTGACCTTATATCAGGAAAGACCAGTATCTTAGAGGCTATTAAGATGATTTCAGGTAAGATTAAGGAGCTGCCTGAAAACTCTATGCAGGTGGGTCAAGTCATGAAGGCGGTCTTTGGCAAAACAGCGAGCAACGAGGGTATGAAACTCGTGAAGACCTTAGCAGATATGTCTACTAATATGGAGGAGCTGAAAGGCGTAACAGGCGAATACGGAGAACTCCAGCGTGAAGAGGTCGACGCACAAGCAGAACTTAACGAGAAGATGTCTAAGTTCTTCGGTCTTGGCGAACATGGCTTTGATGAACTTACAATGAAAGCTAAGATATTCGGAGTTAAAGCCTTGTCTAAGATTATCGACTACACAGTTAAAATCATTAACTACTTCATTGATTTATATAATGAATCTAAGGTGTTTCGTGCAGGCATTGAACACATTAAAAACAACTTCAAGAGTACATGGGAGGTATTCAAGTTTGGAGTTTATCTCGTAATTGATGGCTTCAAAGGTATGGGTCGAATGGCAAAGGCTTGGGCAAAGGTTATTGAAGGTGCTTTTTCGTTTGACGTCGATAAAATTACAACAGGTATCAAGGGACTTTGGGATGCCTACAAAGACACGTGGGTAGAAATTGGTAATGATGCCAAGAAGATGGCTGCAAATGTTCGTGACAATTTTATTGAAGCGATAAAAAACACTGGAAGCAATAAGAAGGTCGCTCATCTTTCAGTCGATGTAACACCCGATGTAAAAAATCATGCTGCAAATAAAAGTGGTTCTGGCGGAGGCAAAAGCACCATTGAAAATGGAATCAAAGATTCTAAAAAGAAAACTAAAACAAAAAAGGATAAAACCAAGAAGGGTCCAGACCCTGATGAAGTAGCAGCTAAACTTTTTTCTCATGATCGTGCTCAAGATATCGATGTTGAAAAGCGAAGTTATGATAAGAGTCTGAATGCCCTGAAAGAAGCTCTTGCGAAAAAGAGTCTTACGCAAGAGCAATACAGCGCATACGTAGCTGCTCTCAATATTCAGCATCAGAACAAACTTCTCGACATAGAGAAGGCATATTTGCAACGCTCTGAGAACTTAGTCTTCAAGGACGCTGCGAAAAAGAAAGCATTGCAGGAAGGTCAAGCTAAGGCTGTCGCTGATCAGCAGCAGGCAGCGAATACCGCTTATATCGAGGCTGAAAAAGAATACTACGAATCTCTTGAGAAGATTCAGGAGTCCGCACCTGCTAAACCACAGACGCTTAAAGAAGAATGTGATGCAAAGCTACTCCTCTTGGATGGATATTACCAGGCTTCCTTGCAAAGAGCAAAAGAGAATGGCGAACGTGAGAAGGAAGTTACAAAGGCTTACGAAGCTGCTAAGGCTGCAATCATCGTAGATTATGCGAAGAAAGCAGAGGAACAAAAGGCACAAGCACGACAGGAGTATGGGCTTGACACATTCGAAGACCAGTATGCCGCACGTCGTAAGAAGATAGAAAATGATAGTGTACTCAATGAGCAAGAACGCCAGCAGGCTCTTACTCTTCTTGATCAGCAGGCAGAAGAACACCGCCTTCAGATACGTCAGCAGTATGGTCTTGCTTCACAACAGGAACTCTATAATGCAGAGTTGGACCAGTTGAAGATGCACCTTCAGAATAAAGAGATATCTGAAGAAGAATATGAAGAGGCAGTGAAGAATATGAAGATTGCCAAGATGAAGGAGGCATTCGATTTTTACTCTAACCTCTCCAGTGGAGCTGTTCAGGCACTACAGCAAGCGGAGGAAGCGAACGTTGATGCGAAGTATGATGCGGAGATTGAGGCAGCAAAGAAAGCAGGTAAAGATACTACGGAGCTTGAGAAGAAGAAGGCTAATGAGAAGCTGAAGATACAGAAGAAATATGCGGATGTTAACTTCGCTATTCAAGCAGCGCAGATTATCGCATCAACTGCTTCTGCAATTGCTAAGACATTCTCTGAATTGGGTTTCCCTGCTGGTATTCCTGCTGCTGCCTTGATGGGTATCACGGGTGCAGCACAGCTTGCAGCTGCTCTTGCAGAGCGCAATAAGGTGAAGCGAATGACGCTAAGCGGAGCAGGTGGTTCTGCCTCTGCTTCAGGTGCACGTGTCGCAACAGGTCTTGAGTCTGGTGGTAGTATCGATGTAGAGCGCAAGCAGGATGGCAAAATGTTCCGTGCGGACTACGACCCCGACAAACGTGGATTCATCGATAGACCTACCGTCATCGTAGGAGAAGGCGGATACGGGCATAGTAAGGAGTGGGTTGCTTCGAACGCAGCTGTAGAGAACCCTACGATAGCTCCATTCATTGACATTATCGACCGTGCACAGCGTGCAGGAACTATCCGCACCCTCGATATGAATAAGTTTCTCATTCAGCAGGCGCAAGGTCGTGCCTCTGGTGGATATGTCACGCCAACAGTTAATGATGTGCGTGGTGTGGTTAAAGATTCCTACAAGGATACACTCATTGAGCGATTAACCGATGTTCTTGACCGATTGTCTGTTGACGGCATCCCTGCATCAGTCTCTCTTAATGAGATAGAACAGAAGCAGCAGCTACAAGACAAGGCACGAAGATTCGGAAGTAAATAGACTTAACACCTTACATAGTAATGAAGATAACTAACATAGAAAAGGGCGAAGACTACAACCTCAAGCCCGACACACAGATCCAGGTTGAACGAACCAATCCATTCTTCAATGATTACGGAGAACAGACGACACCGCTCGAACTCCCAGCATCCGAGCGTAACCGCAGGATACTTGGTTTCCCTGACTCGTTCGGTCGACGAGTGAAGATGACTGCTACAGATGTCGCGATACAAGATGGTGAGTACTTCGCTCAATGTAGGCAGGTGGTGCTGTCAGCTCAATACAAGGGTGGAATATCAACCTCCTTCTACATTAACGATGGCTCCTTCTATTCAAGGATTCAGAAGGTGAAGCTCAAGGACATCTTCAAGGGGGAGTTTATTCCTGGTGTGAACACTGTAGAAGAAGGGATTAATTTTTGTCGTAATCTTCGCAATAACTCTAATGAGCATTACGGTATCTTTCCAGTGCTTTTCACGGATGATTCTGGACAAAAGGAAGGTCTTAATTATAAGGTGTTGAATGGGTTTGGTAAGGAAAAGGTGTTGAGATACGACAAAATCTACGACTTCCTTCCAGAGGTACCTTCAGTTACATCGTTTCACCCCGATATGAGCGGTGAGGGCTGTGACTTCTATAATGCTGTACAGCGCACAGAGTATGTCAATGACGTACCTATCACGCTCGCACCAGGATATTATATGTCGCCATTCATCCGTGCGAACTATCTTCTGAAGCGTGTCTTCGCTTACTTTGGGTATGATCTGCAAGAGAACTTCTTTACTCGCACAGAACCATTCAATAAGATGGTGGTCGTAAACAATGTTATGGACGTGCTGGTAAATGGAAAGATAAAGGTTGCTGACCTTGTACCTGATATTACTTGTGCGGATTTCATCTCTGTTTTTCGTAAGAAGTTCTGCTGTGAGTTCACCTCTGATGAAGGTAAGCGCATTGCAGATATCATCTTCTTGCGTGATGCGCTGAACGAAGCTCCGAACACCGACCTTACGCATTGCGTAACCCAAGAACCTACGCTCTCTTATAAGTCAGAGAACGACTATAAGCGTGTTACACTCTCAGCGGAGGAGAAGGTAGACTCTGAAATATCAGAATCCTACGATGATATAGACAGCTTAGTCAAGGCGAATCCGAACGCTTACTTCGACCCTGTCGATGGAGCTATTTATAAGACTGGATGGTCTGGTGACTTCCAAGTGACGGTGAAGATAGGCGAAGCATCGCAAGACTACAACACTGGCGAAACACTTGAAGCAAAAGAGATAAAGGTTCCTGAACTTATACCAGAGTTGCGCATCCTTAGCTATAAGGCTACTATCAAGGAGGAAGACTTTATCTATGATATGGGTAAATTCCTCTACGTAGGTTCGTACATGTCGCTCAATTCGAAGATGGTTGTTGCAACAGAACCAAAGGAGAACACCTCGGAATCTGCCAACAAACAAAAGACGATACTCGCCTTTAGTTATCTTTCAGACGGTCGTCCAGCAGGAACTATCTCTGCTTACGATGTGAATGCACCTTCACATCCTCGAATCTTCGATTATGCTTTGCATTACAATGGTCCACAAGGCATCTTCGAAAAGTTCTACCGTGAATATGACTTGCTGCTGCGCAATTCACTTCACGACATGAAGGTGAAGCTACTGCTCTCTCAGTCGCAGAAACAGAACCTATCCTCTTATGCTAAGGTTGTTATTCGTGGTGTGCCGTTCTTTTTCAATAAACTCAAGTTCACACTTGGAGGAAAGAATGAGCCTGTAGAGTCAGAGCTGTACACGGTATCGCTTATGGAACCGACCATCACCGCTCCTACTATCAATGAGCAACTCAAGGCTATGGATGTGAAGTATAAGTGGGTGGGAAAAGAGAAACGAACATCTGTCAGCTGGGAAGAATACAAGGCTGCTGATCGAGAACGATACAAATCCTTCGTCACGGTCTACCCTCCTCTACCTTCAGCTGAGTATGTTGGTGTGCAATATGGTAAGCAGCGTTCATATACTGAGCGAATAACTCGAGAAGGTGGCTGGTTCAGACACGGAGAGTACGAATACACTCGAACGGAGGTGTGGTTGGAGTGCGTGCCGATATAGAAAGCATAGCTTTCGATGATCAAAAGCATAGCTTTGGATGATAGAAAGCATAGCTTTGGACGATCAAAAGCATAGCTTTCGATGGAGCGTGAGTCTGTCCTTTATCCTTTCTTATTTATATCGTACTTTTGCGTTAAACAATTCGCACATGGATATTATTCTTAAACCTGATTCACTCAGCCTGACGGGCTCAATGAATCACTTTATCATATCAAGCACGCAAGAGGTTACATTCATTCTGAAGTATGCAGACTCGAATGAAATCATTGTGCAACATACCTACACGCCAAACAAGGCTAAGCGCATAGAGATAGACTTAGAGAACATCATCACTCCGCTGCTATCTTTTCAGCTCCAGGAGTCGACTACAATTTATCGTCAACCGAATATTGCTCGTGAGTTCCTTGTTAATCTCATCGAAGATAAGACAGCTGCTCAAGAGTCATGGCAATTCACGGTACTCCGTGCTGGTATCGACAACTTCGCTGACACCGCTTCAAGTTGGTTGAAACGTAACTTCTTGACGTGGCAGCCTACCGTCAAGCCTGTTACCTATTACACACCAGAGTTTCTTAGTTACTACGCTGTCGAGGACTGTGTTGCGAAGTGTCGTGCGTATATAGAAGAGAACGGTAGTTATGTTCAGACAGACATCGAGCTCGGCAACCTCTCTCACGGTAAGGTGTGGACGATTCCGATGCAATATGGTGTCATCGCTGGCAAGTTAGGCAAGATGCCAAGCTACTATGACGTATGGATAGAAGATGCTGCTGGAACTCGACTCACCTACATTCAGAGATACTATGCTTCAGATATTCGTAGCGAAGAAGAACAGTGGGTACTCTTTGAAAACTCTCTGGGTGGTATCGACACCTTCCGTGCGTATGGTGATGCAGAGAACACAGCGAAACACACGCACAACGTAGCTGAGATTGAGAACGACTCAGAAGAGTATCGTGTTGACACAGTCAGAGAACACAAGAAGAATACTGGCTTCCTCTCTAAGGAGGAGCGCAAATGGTTGCTCGACTTCTTCCCTTCCTTGGGCAAGTTCCTCTACACAGGCAACTATGTACGTCGCATTGTCGTTACAGAGAGCGACGTAAGTTGGCAGACAAAAGACCTCCCTTCATCTTATACATTTACCTATAAGTACGCAGATGCACGTCCTTACCTGAATATTACCAGGTCAGAGGACGCTGCACCTGCAATGTTGGATATCAAGATACCTGATGTTGGGTCTTTTACCATCGCCCCACGCTTAGTTGAGCTTGAGCGACTACCGCTGAGCAGTGGGGCTTTATTTCCAGTTCAGAGTCCTTACTCTGACAAGTGGAATATTACCACAGCTGAAGCTATCCTTGAGTGGTTCTCTCGTGAGGTTACCGCTGCTTACAAGGGTGATGGAGCGTTCGGACACCGCCACGACAATATGTCGGTACTGAATGCGCTCGATCGTATTGGTGGTTACCTTACCTTGGATGCGCAGAAGATACTCGCTGGATTAGCTGACGAAGCAAAGTCTGCTCGCACGCTTGACCCTAAGAGTGTCGACTGGGAGAAGATCGTTCGCACCGATCAAGATACCATCGTTAACTCACTGACTACATTCATGAAGGGTATCGTGTTTGGTAAGTCGGTGCGTGGTGAGTCTGGTATATCCATCTATCAGGATGAAGAAGGTAACTGGCATCTTGATGCAGAGTATCTGCACGTGCATCGTAAGCTCACCGCAGAAGAGGTTGAGATAATGAAGACCTCACACATCAAGGGTAAGATTGTGAACTCTGCTGGTAGCTTCGTGATATCTAAGATAGAGAGGATTGTAGGTGCATGGCGATGCTACTTCCGTCAGCAGGATAGTGAGGGTCGTAGGGTGTATAACTCTATGCAGGTGGATGACCTCGCACTGTGCGAGACATTCAACTTGATTGATGCAGACGGTCAGTTGTCTAATCACTATTGGCATAGGCGTGTTGTTGAAGTCGGTGTTGATTATGTTGACATCGCAGACAATACGAATGTTGATTACTACGCAAGTGGTAGCGATACTCCGCAGGTGGGTGACGAGGTTGTGCAGTTGGGTCACCTCACAAATGAGGAAAGACAGAGTGCTATCATACAATCAGCAGCAGGTGAGGGTGCGCCTTTCTTTAAAATCATAAAGGGTATCAATAGCTTTACCCTTCCTCGTCCTATATTCTTATTCGACAAACAGAACTTCGAAATACGTGTTGAAAACCCTGCTAATCGTAGTGAGTATATCCGCCTGCAAGACTTCTTAGAGTCTATGCAGGGACGTATTAGCTCGGTTATGCAGCAGTCAGATAGGAATATCACCTTCTACTTCGGTGATGCTGTTCCTTCATTGACGAATGAGCCGGCTAATGAGTGGACGGACGACGAAACGAAAGAAATGCACGAGCATGATGTCTACTATAATCGCTCTTATGTCGAGACAGGTGGCGGTCGCTCATACTCATTCGAGAAAAACCAAGATGGGTCTTTTGCCTGGAAAGAAATAACCGACGCAGACGTATTGAAGTCTCTTGAAGCAGCACAGCGTGCGCAGGACACAGCAGATGGTAAGCGACGAGTGTTCGTGCAAGCTATACCAGTTCCTCCATACGATGCAGGCGATCAGTGGACCAATGCTACGTTCGGTGATAAGTATCGTAACGACTTGCTTGTTTGCATTCAGCCAAAGAAAAAGGGTGAAGAGTTTAGCATCGAAGATTGGCAGTCTGCACAACATTATACTACTAAACAGTTCGAGGCTGAGTTTAATGTTGGTGGTAAATCAATCTCCGCCTTTGTGAAAGACTTGCGTACTGGTCTTGAAGCTGTAGGTATGCACATGGATGGTGAGAATAGCTCTTTCACCGTCAATGCAAAGAACTTCAAGGTTCAAACTCCAGAGGGTAAGGTTGCGTTCGTAGCTTCAGATGGAACGATTGATGCTTCTCGTGTACGTATGCGATGTGAACACGGTTCAATTTACTTCGGTGAAGTTGACGGGTATCCGAACATCATTCTTACGAATGAACTCGGACAGCCGCAGATAATGCTTAATCATCGTGGTATAGTGAATAAGTATGGAGTAGATATGGAGTTGATTAATGCCAGCAGATACTTCGTTAGCAAGCGTGATGGTAAGGCTTATCTCGGTGTTAATATCATTGTAAAAATCACCAATAGAGGTTTTCAACAGAATACCTATGGCGGTGGTGATATTAAGTTGACTGCTACGCTTGATGATAAGTCACATGAATATATAACCTTACAGTTAGGAAAGCAGTACACAGGCGACGATAAGGCTATAGTTGCAGCTACAACTCCGATCACACTTAAGATTGGAGAGAGTGGAGAACTTATTTATGGCGGATTGTTCGAGATTGGCTCTACAAGTGGAGGTGCGGTTGTAGCTCAAAAGATGTCTTACTCTGTGCGGTCTGTTTATTACGACACGGTTATTACGAAGTCGTATGTTTCAGAATTAGGCGGAAATAACTTCTCTTCTGATAGTGGTGGAAATCTAATCAACCCTTCGAATGGCGACGAGCCACCAGCTGTTATACCAGCACCTAATATGGATGTTTAACTAAATAAAATAGTGATATGAAAAGTTTAGATTGTATTTACAGGATTTTTGAAAGGCTCGCTGCCATTGGTAGCGATAAGTATCTGCACATGTTTGCTGGTCTTGTCGTTTCTATGATTGTGTGCAAAGCCTTACATGCTATTGATGTGTACTTAATCTTCGCATTGGTACCAGCATTCTTCGTCATGACAGGAAAAGAGAGTGTCGATTACTACTACAGAAAGGAGCAGTTCGATTGGCTCGACGTCTGTGCAGGTATGCTTGGTGCGATCGTGGGTGTTTTTCTTTTCCTATTGTAAAGGAGGTGTTCGTATGGATATAGTTGAATTACAGTTTACACCAGAGTTTATTCACTCTGTAGCTACACATCTTATAACATGTGTCGTGATGTGGGCTTTGGTTGTTAGCGCAGCCTTCATCGACTTGTGGGATAGGGTTTATACGCAAAATAAGTTGAAGAAGCCTTTGACTTCGCACCTTATGCGCAAGACGCTTGGTAAGATTGGTGAGTATTGGCGATTTCTTCTTATCGCCTTGATTATCGATGTCGTGATTTTCACGTCTTGTTCTCTGTTAGGTGTTAAGACTTTCCCTATCTGTACATTACTGTTCTCTGCTTCCTTACTCATCATAGAAACAAAGAGTCTCATTGAACATGCAAGAGAGAGAAAGAGTACTGCTGCTGATATGCAGCGCATCATTCAATCAGTCGTTAGTGCAGCTTCAGATAGAGATGCAAAGAAAGTTATTCAGTATGTCGCTGACTACATTGGTGAAGAGAAAAATGTAAATCAAAAAATAGAAGAATAGTATGGCAAATTTTTCAATAGCAGAGCTGGTACAATCCAGCACTGCTGAACAACTCAAGATAAACAATAACCCTCCTTCTATTGTGAAGGTTCACCTTACAGAAACGATTACTCTTTTAGAGAGTATTCGTGTAGAATGGGGTAAGTTTTGCGAGGCTCACAAACTCGAGAACCCTGCTATCCGTGTAACAAGTGGCTACCGCTCACCAGAATTGAATAAGGCTGTAGGCGGTGTGAAGACCTCCGCACATGTCGAGGGCTACGCTGCTGACTTGCAGCCTGTCAATGGTAAGCAGACTGAGTTTGAACGATTCATGGCTAACGAGTTCTCCAAGATGGGGTACTCCTACGATCAAATTATCGTGGAAAGGAGTAAGACTTCAAGGTGGGTGCATGTTGCCTACAAGAATACCGACGGACGACAGAGGAGACAGTGTTTCAAACTTAAAGTGTAACAAAGTGAGGGAGAAAAACTCCCTCACCTAAATCGAAAGAGTATGAATAGATCTATAAATACATCTTGTAAACTATTAATTTGCGTCCTTGTAACAATGTGCGTTGGCTGTCGGACAAAGAAGTCGGTCGCTATTGAAAGCGTCAAGCAAACGTATAATAGTGAGCAGGTGACAACAGAGCGAAACGAAAAGCATATATCGCTTATCGACACAACTAACATAGACGAACTAACAAGTGTAATACGTGAGTTTGTTTTTGAAGTTCCTTGCCTGGAGGATAGTTCTGCTGCCAACGCAAATGTCGGGAGCAAAGTGCCAATGGTTGAATATAAAGCCGACGGCAGAATCATAATTAATCGTGGTTTGAAATCGATTAAAGAGCGAATTGAAAGCCGCAGAAACGAAAAAAGAGGGCTGTCAGAGAAAAAGGATAGTGCTGCTAACAAGCAGACTAATACGAAAGTCAACTTCTCTGAAAACAAACGACATAAAGATAAGCACGTTGAGCAGGTGCAGATAGCAGAGCCTTTCAGATGGTGGCAAATTATAATGGGCTTGCTGGTGTTGTCTATTGTTGTCTTTGGACTAAAATTTAAGCCAAGTATAAAAGGCTTCCTTCTCAAGATTTTCAACAGAATAAATTAACGTGTTGAATGAAGCACATCAAGGTCTATATAACAGAGAGCCGTACGAAAAATAACCGCTTCGCACAAGCTTCTATCCGTGGCATCGAAGATAATACGGGTGAGAGTTATTCTTCCTCTCACCCTAAACTACTTCAAGACATCATATGTCACGCTCTATCTCTTGCACATGGAGTTGATATAGAAGGCAACAACGGTTTTACTTATACATTCCCATTCAAGCTATCATAATATGTCAATAGAAAAACTCTACTTAGAACATAAACGGACAGGCGGACGACTGACCGCTGACGAATTTAACAAGTTGCCCGAGAAGGTCAACGAGTTAATCGACGCACAGAACTCCGAGGAGGAACGTGTGAAGAAGACGATTGCGAAGAACCGTCCATCGCTCGGACAGATTTCAAACGTGAACACAGAGGTTGACGAACTCACATCTGAGACATGTGTACTCGTATGGAATGGTGATCAGTGGGTCCCAATGAAGTTATCTGAACTTAATATTGGGCAAGGTGGTGGAGGACAGCAGCAATCTATTCTCTATTACTTACGTGCTGTCAATCAGTCTCCTTCTACTACTCTCTCTGCATCTAAGTCAGCAGGTGAGTGTACGATTAAGTTTATGTTCGTGTCAAGAACTAAGGATGTAGGACAGGCGGATTATATTGATAGCGGTGAGTGGGGAACGTACGAAATTTTCGCTAAGGCAGGTGATGGTACGTTCGTATCTAAGGCTCGTGGTAGATGTCAGTCGAACACCATTACAACTGTTGATGTATTCAAGTTCCTCGAATCAGGACAAAACAATATCATGGTGAAGATTACAGGTGAAGTGACGGGTCAGACCTCTCCTGCTTTAGTATATTCAATCACACTGTCGGCTCTATTCCTTTCAATATCAGAGTTCAACTGGTGGAAGGCATACCAAGGTGATATTGTATTACCTTGCTACATCAGCGGTAACATCAGTAAGACACTACACGTGAAGATTACAGGTGAAGGCTACGAGCAGACGTATGAGCGACAGTTCGGTACCGCAACTTATACCTCGTCGCCAGTGGCATATACCGTGCCATTTACGAATAAGACGGGTCTGTTTCATCTGTCTGCTTGGCTATCTAATGAAGACAACACCGTTCAGACTACTCCAGTAGGTTACGACTTTATGGCGGTGGCTAATAACGAAGCTGTGAAGATGGTAGTCGTCAATAACAAGGCAGAGAAGCTGCTGAACTGGTATGAAAACAAGGTGTTGGAATATGCTGTATATGACGGCAAGGCTGTTACGACACCACTGTCAATCTTGATGAAGAAAGATAACGAGATCCTTCAAGAGAATGTGTCTAAAAACACACTGACACAAACCAAGATGCAATATACCTTATCTCTTGAGGTCGAGACAATCGATAACTCTGACTTTACAGCGTTAATCGGATTCAGAACTCTCCCAACAGACGAGGTGCGTTTGCGTGATGCAATTCCTTTCCCAGTGGATAACTCGCAGGGTTACTCTGCTACTGCTGGAGCGGTGTTTTATTTCAATGCGAAGAACAGAAACAACACTGACACCGACCGCAACATTCTTCGCAATCTCATCAACTCTGATCATGTAGGTTCTAATTGGCAGAACGTAGCCTTCTCACGTGACGGCTGGGTGACGGATGATGAAGGTGCACGCACATTGCGTTTGCTCGCAGGTTCTCGCCTTACTATCGATTACAAGCCTTTCGCTAAGGAGGCAGCACAATCGGGTAAGACCATCGAAATTGACTATCAGATTAACAACACATCTGATTACAATGCAGAGTGCATCTCGATATCTATGCCTTACCAGAAGGGTTATATCGGATTAAAGGTTAAGCCGTCTTCTATTATGTTCGCAACTCGTAGTGAGCGTAATGCTGATGTGCAGGCAATGAATACAGATGATGGTGTGCGTATTCGTCTGGCACTCGTAATTAGTCCTAAGAAGTACACGTATGTACTCAATGGAAACACCTATTACTTGAACCTCGTCTATCTCTACATTGACGGTATCGAAGCTCGTAAGTTCGCTTACTTGCTTACCGACTCCATGCAGATAGGTTCAGGCGGTGGCATCGTCATAGGCTCTGATAAAGCGGATGTTGATTTGTATTCTATTCGTGTGTATGACAGTGCAATGGACGCTGCTAACGTCCATCAAGATTATATCAATGCCTTGTCGACCGTAGGTGAGAAGAGTGCTGAAAAGTTAGACAATGACATCTACGATACGCTCGGTACCACGGTAGACTTTGACAAGGTGCGTGGTAAGGTAAATGTCTTTACTTTTGATAAGCCATTGCCTGCGTATGAATATGGTAAATCATACAAGCCTAAAGGCACGTTGGAAATCTATCCGAAAGATGGCAATACGAATCTTCTTCGTTTGACGATTACCAATTTTCAAATGCAAGGGCAGGGTACGTCGTCAATGCTTTACTACTTTTGGAACTGGAAAGGGAAATTGTCTTATGATTCGACTGTCATCTATGAAGATGGTCAGACCGCTCAAAAGAAGTTCAAGTTTTTCATGAACCTTTCAAAAATATCTAAACTGACAGGAAAGAAGAACACTGCATCTTCTATGCAATACCACAAGATGGGCTCTGTGAACTCATTTACCGACTTATGGAAAGCTGTTGGCTTAACTAATGAAGGTGTCGAACAGAACAGCGAAGCAAGAGTATCTATCTATCAAGAGACATTCGTTGGATTTGAGAAGCAGACGGCAGAGGACGGAACAGTTACATACAAGTTCGTCGGTCTCTTTACACTCGGACCCGACAAAGGTGATGCTGCGACCTTTGGATATGACAAGGACCTTTTTCCAGACCTCTTATCTATCGAAGGTTCTGATAACTCGCCACGCTTGACTCTCTTTCAAGTACCTTGGGACAAACGAAGAATCCGCTACAATACGGAAGAAGAAGCCTATCAGTACCAAGTCTCTGAACTCTCTTGGGAGAACTGTTGGGATTTGGATTACGCTAACCTCCCTGCAGATGATAAGACTACAGCAGACAATGAAACCCGTCAGCGAGCAGAGCAGCTCGTAGAGTCGTATATCACAGCTTATAATATTATCTATTCGTGTAACACATTCATTGAGCCATTCAATGGTACACTTGACGAGTTAAATGCTGATCCACACTCGACGCACATTGAGTATTGGATTGCGAAAGAAGGTGATCCTAATCAATACAACCTATACTATTACGATAGCTTGTATAAGAAGTTCTGCCCTTCAACACTCGACAGCGGTGTGTCGGTGGTTAATCTCCGTCAGCAGTTAGTCGGAGATAAGTACGGATTGCCAGAGTCTGTGTTCAACTCGATTAGTGACGCAGCCCAGCTCAATGAGTTATTCAAGGCAGCACGTATTCAGAAGTTCCGTGCAGAGCAGTCGCAGTACTGGGATATCAGTGACCTACTTTATCATCAACTATATGTTGAAACGGTGGCAGCGACCGACAACTGCGCAAAGAACATATACCCGTATAACTTTAATGCAGAATGAACATGTCAAAGAGCAAATGGCGATTTAGACAAGATGACCTTGATACAATTCTAACGGTCATCAATCAGGGCTTGATGAAAAAGCCCTACCATGTAGAATATCACGACACCTACGAGGACGGCACTCCTGTTTGGAACGGAGAGAAGTCCGTACTGTGGAACCTGATGGAACAAGCGTACCCAGAGGAGCGTGCGCAAATGATGCGTCGAATGCTTGCGAAGATGGAGGAGCTTGGAGGACTACAGAAAGGTACGCACCAGCAGAAGCTCTTTGCATTTTTCGAGAAGTATTACTTCTCTGTGATTGACAACTTTTCATCTATGCTATACAATGAGGATGGCAAGATGTATGAAAAAATGAAGCTCGCAATGCTTCAAGGTACATATACTAACGATACCGACCCACTCGGGCAGTCGCTTGGTGATGGTAAGTCTCCCGAGGTGGCGTGGGTAAAGAAGCGCATCCAGTACCTTATGTCTAAGTATTCCTTTGGTGACTACGACGCAAAGACCGCTGAAGGTGCAATTACCGTCCGTACCTCTGCACAGGCTGATGCAACAACGAACTCAATCGTTCTGCGCCTGACACCAGCAATGAAGTTATATCCAACCATTGCGTACGGTACCACAATCATGCGTGGTGCTCGTACAGATGCAGGTAAGCCTTGCGAGATAGTCGTCGACATTAACGGTACGTCTGACCAGCAGCTATCTGTCAAGTCAGCTGACTACCTGCTCGATATTGGCGATTGGAGTTCGTATGTAATTAACGGTGCGCTTTCAATCATTGGCAAGCGACTCAAGCGATTGAAACTGGGTGATGAGAACGAGCAGAATGTGAAGATACTTATATCTTCTCTTACGCTCGGTAATACATCTTCATTAGAGGAGATTGATGTGCAGAATATATCCACGCTCGGAGGTTCTCTTGATATGCGTGCTAATTATCGTCTGCGTAAGTTCCTCGCTGGTGGTTCATCACTATCAGAGGCACACTTTGCTGATGGTGGTGCGCTGGAAGAAGTCGACTATCCTGCTTCCACGTCATACGTGGAATTAAAGAACCTTGACAAGCTCACCAATGAGAAGTGTAACACGGAAGCCTGCGCTCCGAATGTGATGAGTTACTTCGTGAGTGGCTGTGATAACCTTCAGCCTGTCAAGAAACTAATCGACATAATGGATGCGCAGGTAGGACAAGTTCCTCACTCCCTGCGTTACGTGCGCTGTGTTGGATTTAATGAGACCTTCACGGACGGAAGGACCTTTGATAAGCTTTCCCAGCTTGTCGATGGTACATATCAGGGTATCGATACGGAAGGTCAGTATGGTAATGACCCTTACCCAGTTCTCGACGGCACAATCAACCTCACCACTGGAGCGTATCGTGACACCTACGATGCTTTGATGACCCACTATCCAAAACTTAAATTGAACATCGCTAAGTGGTGGATAAGGTTCGAGGACCCAGAGGTGAAGCGCATTTGCGTGGAAAATTGGGACAAGGACGGTGACGGTGAGCTCTCTATGGAGGAAGCTGCTGCCGTTAGTTCCATCGGGACTAATAGATTTCAAGGCTTAGATAGAAAGAATGGTATATTAGACCTATCTATCTTTAAAAATCTAACATTTATTAATAGTGGAGATTTACGTTATATAGTGCACCTTAATAAGTTAATATGCCCACCATCTGTTACAATATATGATACTTGTTTCTATGGATCAACGATTGATACTATTATCGTTGAAAATATGGAGCAGCAGACTTCCTTATTATGGGGACTCTCTTTTAAAAACTTTATCATAAAAAGTAAGAATCCCCCTAAACAAGGAACGAGAGCTTCCTATGGTTGGAATAATAGGAAAGGGGCAAGAATCTTTGTCCCAGACGAGAGCGTTAACCTATACAAGGCAAGTTCTTCATTCTCAGACATAGCAGAATATATCTATCCACTTAGCGAGTATCACGAATGATACTTACTAAGCGGTTCATATTCTAACCATGGTGCGAGATTAGCAGAACGGTAAGAATCTACACTTTTATCAGGAACATATATGTGTTTTATCTTCGCTCCGAAGAACTCCCAATATCCAAATATTCGAGGGGGCTGAGTTCCATGGAAAATCAGATTGTCGATACGTGCTTCGTAAAAGCAAGTACCCGAGAGAAAAGATACAGTAGAAGGTAGCTCTATCGTTCTTACTGTGGCTTTTTCAAAGGCTCCTGTCGCTACGTCCGTACAACCTTCAGGTATTACTATAGACTCTTTTACTGTTATTTTTTTGAAGGCTCCACCGCTCAGCTTGACAGTTCCAAACATAGCAAGTTCTTTCAGCGATTTAAACGATCCGCCTCTAAACATAGTCCCGATGGGATTAAAACACCATTTAAACACCGTTTTAATCCCATCGGAACTATATTCGTCGGCAAAGACTCGATCAAGAATTTAGACCTAAGTTTTCTACACCATTGGGAACGGATTAACTTTACCCATATCAGAGACTGTAAGGGTTTGAAGCGTGTAGTTTATCCGAGTTCTCTAAAGGAAGTAAATGGTGGATTACTTATGAATTGTTATGATGTCGAAGAAATAGTTATATTAAGTAAGGATATACGATTTACCTTCGGAATGGTAATTAATGGCGCTCGTTCGTTGAAGCGAGTTATACTACATGCAGAAACTCCTCCTAAGAACACAGACCCTTCTGCATATTTCTTGTGGTTTGCTCATAAAGACACGACGCTATATGTTCCAGACGAAAGTGTTGAACTTTACAAACAGGTTCCTTTTTATAGCAAGTTCGCAAAAGCGATACTCCCTATGAGTAAGTATCATTCGTGATACTCGCTCATAGGACGAATAATAGATGTTCCGCTTAATGGAGAAGGGTTACTTGTAAAAGCCTTTTTATACACCTCTAAGCTCTCGTCTGGGACATAGAACTTGCACCCATTAGGTGTGCATGTATCGTAGGTTCCTGTTGTGTTAGAAAATGTCCAGTCGTGCCTTGGAGGAGTCTTTCCATGAAAAACGACAACTGTTGCTAAATTGAAACCTAACACAAAACGACCAAGCGATGTAACGTTCTCTGGTATATCTATTCTTTTCGTATTATAGAAGTATGAACGAGGAGCTGACGATACAGACGGAAGGGACTTGATGGATTTTAAATGCTTCAAGTCTGATAGGTTATCTGTTTTTATATTGTAGAAGATAGTCCCGATGGGATTAAAACACCATTTGAACACCGTTTTAATCCCATCGGGACTAAGTTTTATAATAATGATAAAATAGTAAGCTTAAAGGCTCTACGTTATTTCAATATTAAGGTTTTAAGCAATGACATATTCCGTAAAATGCCTAACTTAAGAGAGGTGTGGATTCCATCTACTGTTAAGTCTCATGCGTATCGAACATTTCTCGATAGCGTCAATATTAAGACAGTGGTAATTTGTAGTGAGATACCATTTACAGATAAAAACTTTTTCCATGTAAACACCTACGGTCATATACCTTCAGATTTAAAAGTATATGTACCAGACTCAGCATTATCAAGATACAAGGAAGCGTGGAAAAACTTTCCTTATCTATCTCGATTGCATCCCTTCAGTGAGTATCACGAATGATACTCGCTAAGGGGATAAATTCTATCTGCAACACGAGACCAGATGTCGGAATGTTTATAAACTTCTATTGCATCGTCGGGTACATATAGAAGGCCGTTACCTTCGAGCGAACGAACTCCAATTTTAGGAGGAGTTTTAGCTCTTAAAATAGTAATCTTTGCTCTCAAAGATGGTTGATACGCTCCAAAAGAAGATATTGTAGAAGGGTAGTCTACGACATCTTTTATAAGATTATCAAAACCTTCTGGTATATTTGACAATAAACCTTCTTCAATAAGGACCTTCTTAAGAGATTTAAGAGGATTATAACTCCAACCTCCGAAGGTGAACCAAGTTATAAGATTTACACTCTTAGGGATAGTAATTGATTCTAAAGAGTCACATCCCTTTAAGTTCTCATATCCAAGGCTTTTGATATTAGTAAAAGATAATATCTGTAGATTTCTTATTTTTCGATTTCCTGCAAATATAGTCCCGATGGAACCCTCACCTAAACGCTCTTCGTATCTCCTTATTAATCGTTGTGTCTTTCACAGCAGAATACACCTGAGTAGTCTTGATGCTCTGATGACCTAATATATGTTGTATAATCGGAAGACTCACACCCTTGCTCAATAGCACAGTAGCGCACGTATGTCTTGCGCAATGAAAAGTAATGTGCCTATGTATATTGAACCGCTTAAGCACACGCTTAAGTACCAAGTTACAGCGAGCGTTACAAGGCAACTGAAAGAGTTTACCTGTCGTAGTCTTGTTCTCTTGCACCAGCGCAGCAGCCTTTCCTCCAAACATCTTAGAGATAGGTATTCGCACCTCATGGTCAGTCTTCTGCATTCGCATTACAACCCACTTGTTCCGATATATGTTCTTGACGTGCTGCTTGGTTACCTGTATAATATCCGAGAAACGAAGACCTGAATAGACGCTGAATAGAAAACCTTTAACTACCTTCCTCTCCTCTTCTGTCAATTCTTCCTTCTTCTCCTTATCTTCTATCCTCCTCAGTTCTCTTTCTGTCAGCGATTGCTTCTGAACATTCTCCGTCTTGATATGATACTTGCGAAAAGGATAGACAGTCATCAGTTCCTCGTCGATAGCAAGATTGACAAATCGACGAAATATCTTCATAAACTTTGCAATGGTATTAATCGCATATCCAGCACCTTTCAGGAAATTTTCAAAATCGCAAATGCACTTGTAATCAACCTGAGTAAAGGGCATATCATTCTTAAATCGTCTCAGTACCGCTAATGCAGCCTTATGATTCGCAATCGTCCCTTCTGTATATGTTTCCTTGTCAATCTCACCTTCCATCCAGTCGAGGAAAGAACTATCCTCTTTGTATGCAATCAGAGTAGGGTTGTCGACCAATTTGTTGACGTCACCAATATGCTTGATAACGTATTGCCCATCTACTTGTATCTGTATTAGTGCATTATGCCCTTTTAATTCATTACTAAGTTCTCGGAGGATGTTCTGTATATTCATAATTGTAGGAAAGATGGACTGTAGGACGAGAAGTATCCATCCTACAGCCCTGCTTTTAATAGGATTAAAGCACTCCCTTGTAATTTAATAGCAGTTGATTAGCCTGCTGAATATCCTTGGGAGTGTATATATCTGTAATCAATATTGATGAATGTCGTGCCTGGTCTCTCACGGTAAGTATGTCGGTGTTCGCACGCAGCATATTCGTGATACCTGTGTCTTTGAGACTGTAGAACTTGTATCTGTCGGTCAGATTCAAGCTCGTACGGATATAACGACTCCAGTAATCTCTGAACGCCTTTTCTGTTCGTCGTTCCTTTCCTGGTCTGAAATCATTACTAAAGAGAAAATACTGTCCAGGACTATTGAAGATACGCAGGTCTATCATTAATTTAATGACATGATCAGGAAGCGTTAAGAGAGCGTCGTTATGATTCTTTGCAATTGAACCATGAAGATATAATGTTTTCTTTGCTATATTAAAGTCTCCTACCTTAATATAACTCATCTCTTTTGGGCGCACGAATAAATAATGTAGAATATAGCAGGCAAGCAGGTAATGCTTGTTGTGTTTCATCAACCACCCCTTTATTCGCTCCAGGACATCATCAGGAATAACATCACGGTTCTTAAGCTGACCTCGACGCTGCACGATAGAAAAGTGTTCTGTAGGGTCTGAAGAAATATAGCCTCGCTCCAATAGATACTTACAGAACGTCTTAATCCAAGAGAGGTAATTGTTTCTCGTTCGAAGCGTGTTGTTTCTATCAACAAAAACATACTCTAAGAATTGCCCTACCATCTTGCTATCGAATTGATAAGTGTAATACAGATTGACGTTCTGCTTCTCCTTCCACTCTTTCAGTATCTTAATCCTACTGCAATACGAAACAACAGACTCCTCACGCATGTTGTGTTCCTTAAGGAGTTTGAATAGATAAACCTCGTACTTTGTGCACGCATCATCGAATGATGTGTACTCAAGAGGTTGTACGAGTTCCACCCATGGGTTCCAGCCTTGCATAAGTTTTTCAGTCAACCTTTTTATAAGGGCTTCTCCATATTCTCTCTGATTACGCTTGCCCTTGACGTGGTCGAGCATAAACTTCTTGATACGAAACTTTCCTCTCTCTGGGTCAAATGCAGAGAGAGATACATAACATTCAGAGGCTTGATGAAACTTGGGTGTTTTCCATCCTACAATCTCATTAATAGCCGTTTGTCTGTTTTTTGAAGAAAAATTTTTTTTAGGCAT